ACTCTCAACTCACGGTACCAGGCGAATTCGTCTGGGCGATCAGCTGGGTCACTAGTAGTGAACGATACTCGCGTACCGTACTCCAAGTTGATCGGCTCACCTTGCACTCGCATCCCGAATATAAACGTTAATAAAAAGCTAATAATAGTTTCTTTAATATAAAATACTTTACTCATAACTTAAATTTAATAATGAAAAAATGATCCCCTCACCACACCAACAGGCTCGGGGATCGGGTTACTCCTAACCCACTAAGCCATCGCTGGCTCAGATTTAGTTTTCTTTGGCGCGCCGCGCTTGATCTCAATACCCGCAGCGATCTTAGCTGCCTTAGCGGCTAGCTTAGCCTGGCGAGCACTTGTCTGGCTAGCTGGGCGGCCTCTACCAATTGACAATCCTTGAGCTGCTCTTTGAGCACGCGCATCTAATCTTGCTTGACGAGCTGATCCAGCTACTACTGGACGACCTCTTTTACCTGTTTCTTTTGACATAACTGTTTGTTTTATTTTTATTATTATATTTACAAAATTCGGAACAAAACCCTGCCTAACCCACATCAGTGTCTTTCACTTTAGCCAGACACTTTGGACAACCAGCTTCCTTCACTCCCTCAATGGACGCCCAATTGCTAGACAACATTGGTGTACCACAAAGCGTTACTGCATCTCCAGACTGAGCGATGTGTACTGTATTTGTCCACACAGCTCCTTTATTACCAAACAAGTAATAAATTGATTTTAATTCATTTACATTCATACTTTTTAATTTTATAATGTGAAGGTAGGAACAAAACGTTGCCAACCAAATTATTTGGTTAATGCTTTAGCCATACTATCACTACCATACCTTACTCCAGCATGGAACATGAACAAAACATCTAGCTGACTGGTTAACTCAAATTTGATCATGTCTTGATCTTCATTATGCTCTGATACAGTAACTCTGTCTGCACCAATCTCCTTAACGATGTAAGGAACTCTGTCCTTACTAATAAACAATTCTATATTCATAATTTTTAATTTTATAATTCAAGATAAGAACGGGACAGTGCCTACCTTACAATTGTTACCATATTTTCCCACACACAAAAACTATTAGTGAATTCTTTAGCGGAAAAAGTAATTTCTGCATTAGCACACCAACCAAAAATACCCAACACAACAATCTCATTTTCGTCTACTGATATTAACTCAACAACATCATTCTGCATACAAACAACAAAATGATCTGTTGCTATTCCTTTAATACACTTAAATTTCTTACTCATAACTTATTAATTTTATTATACATAAATCTACACACAAAACAGTGCCTACCCACGTTTTGACGATGGGCGTCCACGTTTACCTCCGCTACGTGCTTTGGTAGCTGCGATCGCGTTAGCCTTAGCCTGTACCTGGTCTGCGGACAAAGCTGGTCGCCCGCGCTTACCACTAGTGGTTTTTACCGTCTGGGGCTTCGCGATCCCAGAAGCTGGACGGCCCCTCCTTCCCCCTGATCTCTGGGCGCGTAAAACCTTCTCCGCTTCGCGGGCAGCTTTCACTGCGGGATCAATTGCTGGACGACCTCTGCGGGCACCCTCTACCTTCACCTTCACCTTATCACCGCGCAAAACAGCTCGTTCAGCAGCTGCCGCTTCACGTTCCTCACGGCGCGTCATCAGGTCTAGTGTTGGTTGGTGTTTACATGTTGCTGGGTGAACAATCATCTGGTCTAGATCGTAGTGGCGGACACCACCTCCGCTATCGCGTACCTCAAAACCACCGTTTGGGTAAAAAGGAGCACCAGGCTCATGTTTAGCGATCAGCGTAAATGTCTCACCTGACTCGTAAAAAAACGGTGCTGGGAGTACACGTTGTCCAGGACGGAAACGCAACAATTCAGGTTCAATGTCCTGATATGTGTTGTAGGTGCCTAGTTTCGACCCACCCACAACAAAATCTTTTTCAATTACTTTCATTATTTTAACTTTTATAACATCAATCTACAAACAAAACTTTGCCAAACAAAACATTACTAAACAAAAAACTATACTACACAATTTAGTACTACAAATGTTAATCAGCAACTACAAATAGTAGTACAGACAAAATTACTGCAACAACAAGTGAACGCAGAAAAATTTACTGTGTATATATACTGTCGACAGAAAAAAGTGTGGAGCGGCACGGAAAAGGCAGACGACTACAGCACACAACACACCCCATACACAACAAACAGGTCACATACGATCGCACTACAAAATGTAGTTACTACAAAATTACTACTAATACACTACCCATTGTAGTCATTTGTCACCCATTACGTTGTAATGTAGCAGCAAAAAAATGCGCATTTACCGCGCATATAATGCGAGATAAACGCGAAAAAATTATTATATTATACGTTGTAGGCGACAAAAAAGCTGCCAATACACCGCCTTAAATAAACAACCCAGTGAACAAAAAATCGTCGTTATTTCGCTTTGGGTTTGTAGTAACGTTTGTTACGTTTCTTAGGTTCGCCCGTATGTTTAGTCTGAATATTATTAGATCTAGCATCGTCATCCGCTTCCTCGTTCGTTACGTGGTGTGTTCGACGTTCTGCTCCATCTACGTCCCAACTCAATATGTCCTTTTCATTATCATATGCCTTAACGGACGGCAATCCACTGTACTCGCAATGTAATTGGTCGTCATCATACTCGTGTAACGCCTTGATTAATTCGTCTAACTTAGTGTTTATGTCTAATATTTTAGCGTCGATTCGTGTTACTAATTCACTTAATCCGTCGAGCTTATCATTTATCTGTTTCATTTGCTTTATTTATTTCGTATACAAGGTACTTACCTTTATCTGACTCTCCAACTCGGGTTGGAGTTGGTATTTTAAATTGTGGATCGCCCTTCGCTATTAGTGCTATGGTTTCCATCATGTAAATTATCATCTACTGCTTATATGTTTTTAAATATAATTTGATATAATATGTTATAATTGTATGTGTTTGCATATAATTTATTCACATCTAATCGTATATACGGATATTGGTAGTGGTGTGTGCGAACCGGCCTTTTAGAGCTGAATTTTAGGGTTCTATTTTATGTTTTTATTTTGTTTCCACTTCTCATTTGCGTCTTCTTCATCTAAATGGTCTTCAACTACATTACGTATTACTTTGAATAGTAAATATAACCCACCTGCAGCCGCTACTATAAGTGCACCACCTAAGAATATACTTGGGAATGTAATTACAAATATTATTATACCTAATATTATTGATATGATTCCTCCTGTGATGCCGTTTGCTCGTTGTCTATTATTCATGTTATAATGATTGTATTTGTTCTAATAATTTTGTTACGTCCTGTTCATTTAGGTATCCTTCAACATCGCTCGTTATAGGCGTTTCGTATGTTAATTCGCCGTTACTATCTAATACAGCTAATTCATATAAGCCGTCTTCACCACCATATGTGTGTGGGCCTTGAACTACGCTTGCTCCGTATCCATTGTCAAATTTAATACGGCTTACTATTCCACCTATTCCTGATGGGTGTGGTTTAAATTCTAAATCATTAAATGTTTTCATTTTCAATTAATTTTATTTCGTATCTGTTAACGAATTTTACTGATTCGTGGAATTGTCTAAGTGCGTCTTGTTCGTCTACCGCTTCGATTATCATATCATCATGATCAATGTCGCGGTAACTTGGTATCCACGCTCTATAAAATATTTGGTATTTGTTCATATTATCAATTTACGCTGTTTGTTCTGCCTGCCTAACATATCTATTGTAACGAGTCGTTTCATCAGTGTCTCGTTTCGCTTTATCGTTTGTTTCCCACTTATATACTGTTTCAATGAATGAGTCGAAGTAGTCGTGTTTAACCTCGATATCACTCCATCGTTCATCATCTACTCGCTTAACCTGTAGTGCTATTTTATTGTATTTGGCAGCGCCAATTACTCTATAAGCGTTTACATGAACGTAATCCCATTTACCTTTTCCTGTTTCTAAATTAAAGGTTCGTGATTGTTCTACTAATTCATATTGATCTGTATCGTAATTCATTTTACAGTATAAGTTAGGCGATATGGTATGTTCGAACCCTACTACTTTATACTCTTCACGTTTAGCAATATCAATATCTCGTTTAATTGTGTTTATTTCTTGTTCTAACTTACGTAATTCATTGCTTAATTCATAGTATGGAGTGTATATCACTTTGTATGCTGGTTTCCATTCGTTTTCTATGTTGTTAATGATTAAAGCTGAATGTTGTGCTATTTTACCTAATGTAGTTAAGTAATACATGTTAGCAGTATCTACTTTGTTATGACTACTTCTGTAATCAATATCATAGTAATTATCTTTATCATCTCTATAGCTGTAATGTTTTCTAATGTTAATTGCGCTAGGCCATCTACCATTATCTTCGTTCATTGGGACGATTTCTAATGTGTCGCCTGTATATTTGGCGCTGTGTGGACTTACACTTAGAACGCTACTGAACCAATCACTGATGGATTTATTTAATCCCTCTAATGCTGGGCTATGTACTGTTGTTTCGTATTGAATGAATTCGTTTTGCTTAATTGCGAACTGTGATGCTAATGCATCTAAGATAATTTGTTTACTCATAACTTTTATTTTATTTTTATAACGTCAATGTACGAACGGAACTTTGCCAAACACCGAGAAGGCGCCTTAATGGCGCCTTTCAGTTAGTTGGATTAAAATTCGATTAACTCTAATTCTTCTGTATCGTCACATAACCCTTCAAATTCATCTGCAGTTATGTTTTGGTAATCATCTACTTGAACTGTACGTGATTCAACCATACCTGTATTTAGGTTAGTTAAGGCAACGTGGCCATTTTCACCTGTTAGTATGTAAGTTTGGCCATCACTATGTTCGTATCTATTACCTACCTTATGTTTTACTTCAGGTTCGAATAATTCAGGATACTGAGCCATGATTTGCTCTTTAACACTTGGGATTAATTCAGCGATTGCTTTGATTTGTTCTAAATCAGTGATCGCGATTGCACTTAAATTGATGTTCATATTGTTTTCTTTTAATTTTTTACTATCTTTATTTTCAACGCCGTCAAGGTACGATTTGGGCTTTGCCTTCCACAATATTAAATCACGATCATTGTAACTATTTGATGTGTCATTTGACCATTTAACAATGATACCTAAATCTTCATCCTTAATTTCAGTAATAATACCTTCAACATTAGTAGGATTATTATTTCCTCCACCGTAATATGGTGAATCATCACTAATCATAACTTTATCACCTATTTTGAATTTTGATTGCTCTGTTACTGGAATAAAATGAGCAGCAAATTTATCTAATGGCACTGCAATTTGTATTCCACGACCTGATGCTTTATCTAATGTATAGTATTCATTCTCTTCAGCCATTTCATTATCACCATCATAAGTGAATTTTTGACCTGTTCTACAACGATCACCATAATGATCTACGAATCCTTTGTAACACTCATAAACGATGCCTTGTTTTGGCTTAATTGCTTTACTCATAACTTGTTGTTTTAATTTTTTATTATACTTAAATCTACGACTATTACTCTGCCAAACACAATCGTTGTGCATTATAATCTGCTACAGGATTATCCATTGCTAATACTTCATAATTATCCATTGTGTTATGATATATCTCATTTAAAGCCATGTTTACGTTTTCACCCATCCAACGAGCAAATGAATTGTTTGACGTATCTACTACTGATTGAGGTGTACCTGGTAATCCACAATAATGTGCTTCGCTTACCTCGCTAATAAACATACCACTATATAATCCTTTCAAGTTATGTTTAGTAACGAATTGATCTGCATTACACCAAATGAATATACATTCTTTACTGCTTAACTCTTTAACCATTGTTTGATCAATTATAAAAGCACTGTAATCATTATCACCACCAAATTTAGCACAGCTAAATAGACCTGATGGTGAACCATGACCCATCATCATAATTCGGTCGTGTTCAGTTATTAACTGTTTAATTTGTGCTTTACTAACTCCACCATGTATAATGGTTGCATCGCTTACATTCTCGTATATCGGCTTTAAGAAATCCGTACTGCGATCTTCGGGGTGTACTATTAATGTTTTCATAACTTATTTATTTGACATAAAGATAGGCACATTGCTGTGCCTACCCAAAATTTACTAACCTTAAATACTAAGCAAATGTCCATACATCATCATCATCATTGCTATCTTCTTCTTTAACATCATTAGGATTCGTTTCGTCAATCAAATCACCTAAATCGTTAAATGCATTGATAATATCACCACAAGCATCACCTACTTGCTTACCAATTTCAAATAAATTACTACTACCATCAATGCCGTCTAATGTATCTGAAGCACTGTCTAATAATGATCTAACTTTAAACAACACTGCGTATTGTTCTTTAGTTAATGTTACTGTTTTTGTTTCTACTGGGTGTTGTTTTGATTTAGCCATTGTTGTTTATTTTAATTTGTTTTCATTACCAATTATATGTTTTCTCCACCATATAGTGAATTTGGGATGTGTATTATTCATAGCATACGTTTCACCCATTACTAATAGTATTAAGGATCCAAACCCAAGGATGAACAGTATTAGGAATATTTTAAGCGTTATCATGACTGTCTTCTTTTAACATTGAATTAACTTGATCTATAGTTAGTAACTCGCCTTTTTTAGCTTGATCCACTAACTCAACCATATTAGCCCATAACATGTTTTTATCTTCGGCTAAGTAGTTATTTAATACAGTTTCAGCTAATGTTTCAGCATCATCTCTAAATACTATTACTAATTGATCATAGATTGAACTAATTTGTTCGTCTGTTAGGAGTTCGTCGTTACTGCTTGACATATTTTAATTTTTTGTTTATTGGTAAGATAATAATAGAATTCTGCCAATGTACCATCGAAGTTAAGCATTTCATCATCAATCTGATCACGATTTAATCCGAGTTCGTTTTTGAATGCTTTATACATTTCGTCTAGTATTTTAGTTTCATCCGCCTCATAATCCTTAGATAAACGGCGTCTACGCTCTCCAAACATACATCTAATCTCGTGTTTCTTATCTGGATTTGGTTCTTTATCTGTTGCTTCTTGTTCTAATACGTTTTCATATTGCAATTGCCAATGATAATCTGATACTTCGAAATCGCCATTTGGAATACGTTCGTCTAAACGTCTATACTTATGAAGCATTTGACGTGGTTGAAATCGTCTCCACCACCAAAACTTGTTGTAGGTGTTTCTTTGAAACGTAGCTATTCTATCTTTTAATTCCATTTATTATCAGTTTTAACTTGAGTAATGTGCTTACAAGTGTGACTATTACCTGACCAACCATAAGCAGGGCAAGTACAACTCCAAACATTACTTTCGCATTTAACTGTGTATGATTTGCCTTTACTACCTGCAACTTCGGTTTCGTAATTAGTTTTGAATGCTTCGTTTTTAGCACCCTTATATTCTCGTTTGAAATGGTTAATGTGTTTATAACCTAAATGGTTTGGGATTTGAGTCCACTGACCATCAGCAATAACATAACGTTTGCTTGGTTCCACAACTGAATCAAACACTACTGGAACCATGTAGCTGTGGACGATTAATTTATCGCCTGCAATAATAACTGACATAACTTTAATTTTATAACGTCAATGTACGAACGTTACTGTGCCTTACTTAATCCACTCTTCCATCCCAAACTGCATCGCTTGAGCTGGTGTTAGATTAGAATCTTCCTGCATATTTTTAAGTGCAGTATAGATTACTTCTGCCTCCAATCCATATTCAGCGGCTTCCTCTAGAAACGCGCCTATAGTTCTTAAATCGTCTTGTTTACCCATGATTTAGTCTGTCTTTTTTAATTTTAGCTAATCTCAACCACTCAAGTTGTTCTGCTAATGTAGCGCCTCGTTGATTTAACTCACCCCAAGTTTCTTCACTTAATGGCTTACGTTTTGATTTTTTGTTTAATACTCGATCTAACTTTTTAGATGCTTTGTCTTGAAACTGATCCCTGGTTTGAAATGCCATTTGATTGGTTTATTGTTGATAAATATAATTAATGTTTCCAAAATTGATACCAACGTCTTTTAGGTGTAGGTAAACATCTACTAAATGGGTTATCACCAAACGATACTGTCTTACAGTATTTAGATGCTAACATGTTTAAAAATACTTCATGATATTCTTCAGGTATAGTACTAAAATCAGCTTGTATTTTAACCTCTAAAGGTATTCCACCTTTACCATTAACTACTAATGTTAATACTTCATGACACGTTACTAATTTAGATGTGGTCATTAACAAATTATTTCCACCACCTAGATATATTTCACCTTTATTTTCACTCATAACCTTTATTTAATTCATTTAACTGACAACCCGTAACCCATATCGAACCAACTGAATTCTAATGATGCTTGTTGATGATCAAACTTATAAACGTCCTGTATAGTCTTTATACTGTATTCCTTCCACTCAGCATATTGCTTCTTAGTCAATTGGTTATTTTGAAACCAATTTGGATCATCTTTAACCTCATCCCAAGTCTTACCCACATAAGCAAGTTGCTCATTAATTAGATGCATTGCAATAGTTTGCTCATTGAGCTTTGGTCGACGTTGGAACAGGCGTTTCATGTAACATGTTTTAGATGGTCGTAAATATAAGGTAGGAAGGGGAGCTTGACACTCCCCCTCTACTTCTTAAAATTATAGATATGACTCAGCTAATACGAATAATTGTTCATTCAACTGAATATCTTTTTGGAAATTCTTTACAGATCTAGCCTTACGACCACCTGAAGTATATGAACCACCTAATATTTTTTCTTGTACTCTGTTAAATACAACCCACAAATCATTACCTTGATCTTCAGTACGTGTAGGAGTAAGTACATCCATAATGTTAACTATTTTCTTAGTTCTCAATGCTGATGCTTTAGTAGCGAAATCAGTCATTTGTTCTTCAGTTAATTCTTTAGCTTTAAATGTATTGATTTTATTTACCAATTTTGGTAATTTACCAATCATTTCAGCAACTTTAGCTTGTAATGATTCGAATGTGTAATTTAAGTGTCTAATAGACATTACACCAAAATCAGCATCGCTAATTACTAAACCATTACTACATACGAATCGGAAGATACCAACTCTAAAATTAAATGCTGCCTTACCATCATGTGAGTTGGTAAGTAGGATTTGAGGTTGAGCATCATCACCGTTTGCTCCCTTAATTGTAATATCAGGATTACGGAACATGATTAAATGCTTTTGGAAACCTTTGTACTTACGAGACTTAACCTCTTGTACTTTAGTAACTTCCCAACCTAAATTCATTAAATCTTCTACAACCTTAATTGTAGGTGTCTGAATATATTTATCAGATAAATGTGAAGCTTTTTCAGTTGTAAATACTGACGGCGCTATTGCCTTAATTTGTTCAATGTTGTAACTCATAACTATTAATTTAATTTTTTATTATACTTAAATCTACGACCTAGACTCTGCCATCCAAATTAGTTCAGGACACCTAAACGTGCGTATGCAATTGCTTCTGCAACGGCTTCCATTTCCTCTTCAGTCATACAATCGTACATATCACTAATACGATATACAATTTCTTCTCTATCTGTACCTCGCATTACTAATGCTCGTGTCCAGTTTTCTACTTCTAAACATTTAACTTGTAATTCTATTGTCATACTTAATTATTTGACGTGAATGTACGATTATTGCTCTGCCACCCACTTACCACTATCAATCACCTTAAATTCCATATCGTTTCTATCTATGAATTGATATGCTGCTGATTGTAGATTGAAGTGCTCATTAATATGATTTAATACTTGCTCAGGTTTAAAATCACAGCAACTGTATAAATCGAATTGGAACATTGATGGATGAATTGCATCCCAAACGTGTATTGAGGCATGAGATGTAGCTAGTGTTACTGTACCTGTTATTCCCTCGTTTCCAAGTTCATTAACATATACTGAGGTAGGTCCTGCTACAACTACCATTCCGACTTTATTTACTAATTCTCTAAACCATTGGTTTAGTATTTCTTCTGAATTTGGTGGATTAGTAATATAACCCTTTACTAATAGGTGGAGGTGATTTGGTACGAACATTACTTAAACTTAAATCCTGTTAATTTTTCAACATCAATTAGATCGACTTGATTATTGTGAATGCCGTCTGCTTTAGTTGTATTGTTATCAAATATAAATGCCATGTATTCTTTTGTCTTCTTAGTATAAACTACTTTCCAACATTGAGTTGGTACTGATGTTGTACCTATCTTCTTAGCTACGCCTACTGAACCACACCATACTTTAACTGAATCGTCTCTAAGTGCAATTTCACGAGATAACATCTCTAATGATTTCCAATCACCTCTGTTTAATGCAGGGTATTGAGCAGTCATATTACTGAAGAAGAATGATTCTTCGTTTGCTACTTGATCACATACAACGTCAGCTGCAGGCATATTGTGTCCGCGATCGAACCCAGCGCCTGTATAATCTGATTGTAAATTTGTTTCAGTTGGTAATTTTGGGTCAGCAATGAATTTATCACCGCGTTTTACTTTAACAGGGCATGTTAAGCCTGCTTTAGTAATCCACCATTCAACTTTAACCGGATAGTGTTTTGATTTACTGTAGTGCGTTGTGTACGCTTTGTGTGTTAGTATAACTACATCTTGAGCTGTAACTGTAAAACTAACTAATAATAACAGAGCTAATAGGCATTTCTTCATGCCGATAAATATAGCTATTCACCAGTATCCTTAGATATTGATTCGTAGTATTCTTCACGTAAGCGTCTAACTGCGGCTTCAGCGCTTGCTACACCTGCTTTAAACATTTGTTCGTTACTTTCATAACCACGTTCGTTTATTACTTTAAATACTTCTTCGAATATTTCAAATCCGAATAAATTACTGCCTAATGCTTGATATTTGTTTTCCATATTAATGAAAATTAAAGAATTTAGTTTGTGATTTTATTTCTCGTTGTACTATTACTCGCTCTTGTGGTTTACGCCCTCTACGCTTACAAATACGTTCTTCAGGTACACCCCAATTTGTTTCTTGAACCTGTTTATAGAACGATTTTAATATTTTCTGTCTATACTCAGGACTTTCTTTAGGATATACTGGCATTGTATATAAAGTTTATATTGTTATAACCTGTTACTGTTGTACTTACTGTTGAAATCCAATAATTATTTTTCATAGTCTGATATTTTTAATCCACAATATAAATCTAGCATTCTCATTTCACGATCAGCTAGATACTTATTGTAACGATGTTTTTTCATTATGAATTTAGTACCCCACTCTCGCCACTCCTCATTTTGGGCTTCAGTCATTGTATGTTGTTGAAACCAATTATCCTTTCTACCTTCAACATCTTCAAATTTAAGAGGATGACCTGCTATCTCAAACATCTTATCAATCAGTTCTTTTAATACTAGTTTATTTTTATCTGCTCGTTTCATTTTAGATATTTTGGTTTGAGTATATATTCGTAATAGTCTATTTCACCTCCACTAACTGTCCAAGTTTGATTATGCTCTTTTCTACACTGTTCTATTCGCTCACGCTTTGATTTAGTTTTATCAGTAGCATATTCATAATATAACCATGCTTCCCAATAATGACTACGATATGGGCTGTAAATTGTTAGTGCAATTTGGTAGCCGAAGAATACAAATGTAAATACTGGGTTCCATTCATGTCTGAAATCAGTATCTGTCCATTTTGTTTTCCATCCTAAACTACACCAATCGAATCCAACTTTAATTGGTACTGCTTTGCTATAGTTTTTATACATTTTAAACAGTTGCTTATCAGATACTAATACTTTATCTTTATTAGCTTTATGTTCTACAGATGCTTTTATTGCATCTGCATCTGTATATTTAACCCATTTTCTAGGAAAGAAATATGGAGTACCTATTGATAGTTTACCAGCGTAGAAACTAACTTTGAATGGTTTAAAGGGACTCCATAATGCTTTAATCCATCTAAGGCTTTGTAATGTATATTTTAAACTCATAACCTAATTTATATATTCAATTAATAATTCTTTAGCACCTACAACGTATTGTAATGCTCCTAGCTTACATTCATCCCTAAACGGTTTACCGTTTTTAATATCCATTGACCATTGTGGTTGACCCCCATTTGCTAATCCAGTGAAGAATCCATCCTCACTGAATATAACGAATTCGGGTGTTTTATTTTGTTTGGGCTTTTTCATTATTTAATTTGCCTGAAGATACGACCCCATCAGTGACAATCAAATATTCTCTTGGTAATGTGTCTATGAAGTAGTAACGGCCACCTGTAGATTTACCTTCAATATCAATTTGTTTTCTGGTTGTATGTCCTACAACTTGAATAATTTGGTTACGTAGTGTATCATAATTGGCCTTCATTAAAGACTCAGGTCTAATCCAAAGTGGACCTTGAAACGTTTCCCTTCCATAACCACTAGCTAATACCGCTTGGTTATTTTCATAATCATAATATTTGAATGAGCGATAAGCAACTTTATTAGGTTGATATGTAAATAAATCATTAACAGCATCGTCTAAATCCTCTATATCCCACTCTACAAATGTATCATCTAACCATTCACTACTTAATCCAGCATGTGAAAATACAAACTCACCTAACTTATAAACTAATTGTAGATTGTGTTTATTGTCATTTATAACTGCTTGAATTGATGGAGCCATTAATGTTTGATATCCTGATGTACCACTATCCTCAATACCTGGATAGTAATGATAATCATGATTGCCAATTAACATTACAACGGGCACTTTAGATTGCTTTTTAAATTCAATAATATCTAGGAAATTGTTAATTTGGTCTAGACCTTTAACTGTAAATGAATCAAAGTAGTCACCTACAAACACAAACATGTCTACATCTTGTTCTTGTGCTACGACTTGTTTCCACGAATCGTGACCATGGATATCCCCTATTGCTACTAATTTCATAACCTAAATTTAATTACAACTTAAATATAGTAAGATTGCTTTGATAATCCAATAAGATTGCAGTTCTATTTTCAATCCAATCTCCTGAATTTAGATAATGAGCTCCATTAATGCGTATATCAGCTGGTTGATGGATGTGTCCACAAATAACACCGTGACATCCATTTTGAGCAGCCATTTTAATAGCTGTAGTTTCAAAGTCATTAACGTAATTAGTTGCTGCTTTAACTCCTGCTTTAATATCTTGAGATATGGATTGGTAAGGTAACTTACGCCATGCTCTATATCTGTTATACCATCTATTCATCCATAAAGCGAAATCATAACCAATAGAACCTATTTTAGATAACCATTTATACTTAGTAATGAATACATCTATAACATCACCATGAAATACGAAATAACGTTGTTGCTCATATAAATCATCTGCTACCCATTTACTAGTATTAATAACATAGTTTTCTCTAATCTCAATGTTGCCAAAGTGGCTACCTATAAATTCAGATAAGAATTCATCGTGATTACCTCTAATCCAAATGATTTTAGTTTTATTAGATAATTTAAGTAGAGCCGCTACTGCTTTAGTATGTCCTTTTTTCCACTTAGCACCTCTGTTAAGTGCCCATCCATCAATTATATCTCCATTCAATATAAGGAGGTCTGTTGGGTGTTGTTCTAGGAACTCAATAAATTCTTTTGCTTGGGAGTCTTTAGTACCTAAATGTAGGTCTGAAGCGATGATTGCTTTGTAATTCATTTCCAGTAATCGTGGTCGTGTTTAAACCATTCTGGGTTGTTTCTGTTCCACCAACTATTAACCATTAATTTAACCATATACCATACACCTTTATTTTCAAATCGTCTACTAGTGGTGTAAGCTACTTTGTTAACTACTTTAAATTTGTTGGGTTTTATCTGTTTACTTAAACGATAATCTTCTGCTATTTTAACTTCTTCATCAAATCCACCTAATGATCTGAATGTTTCTGTTTTAAATAGCATGAAACCACCTATAGCGAATGGTGTGAATTTTGAAATAATTGATTGTACAGCGTTAAATATTTGAAAAATAAAATCATATTTACCATCCAACGTTTTAAAGCGACAGGTAATCAAATCGTAATCTCCACCTACAGCCATAGCTAAACACTTACTAATTATACCAGGTTCTTGTAGATATATATCAGCATCTAAAAATAACACGTATGGTGTTTTAACATACTTAGCTCCAATATTACGAGCCACTGATGGTAAACCTCCAGATACTATTCGAGTAACCATTGGAGATGCTGCTTGGTACTTTTTAAGTAATAATAATGTACCTTCATCATCTGATGAATCAGCTATTATTACTTGGCAGTCTACTTGTTGTTTACGTATTAATTTTAATGTATCAATAACACCTCTACCTTCATTTTTACATGGAATGACTATAGTAAGTTGAGTATTCATACACATAAATATATACTACTCGGTTTCGCTTAGTTTATCTTCAAATTTTTTAGCAGCAACACTATCCTCTTCACTCAATAGTCCTAATGCAGTCTCATATCTACCAACATTAGATTGATTAATAAATAATTCATTTTGCAAACTATCAATGTTAACACTAGCTTTTGCTTTGTATTCGTTTATGGCGTTATTTTGTTCGTAAATAGTAGTTAATAATAATATTAACGCTCCAAATCGTAATAGGGGTGCAATGTATTCTTTCATAATTATAATTTTAATCCCACCATTTTTCAATGTTATCATTCAAATGCTGGAATAATTCTTGTTTTATTTTGTCATGATCTTCTACTGCTTTATCTATACCTTCAGTAGTCCACTCAGTTGCTTCTGATAAGTATTTATCAAGATGATATTCGGTTTGTGCTTTATTTATTAAATCAATTGCCTTTAAAATACTATCAGCATCTTCAGTATTAAACATATGAACACCTTTCTCACGAATAAATTCCTCAGTAAATATGAGTTTGTGTTTTAATATTTCGTAGATGAAATAATAATCCCAATCACGGTCTTTCCATATAATTGGAGCCCATCTAATTAGGTTTTTAATTTTTCTAGTATATTCTTTAATTTTCCACATAACGTTAATTTAGAGTAGAAAGTTGGCCTATCCGAAGATAGGCCTTAACTTATTACTTAGTTGTAGTTGAGTCAACTACTGCTGCAGATGAATCTGTCGCTACTACTGTTGAATCTACTGCTACTGCAGTTGAATCCGTTGTTGCTGTAGTAGAAGCACCACCACAAGCTGTCAATGTAGCTACTGCTACGATTGCTAATAATTTTTTCATAATATGTTTTTATTTATACTTAAATATACAACCTAATTCTGCCATCTCCAATCTTAGAACATAGTTCTTGCTCCAATCATGAAGAAATTTAATATTGGTGAATTGGGTACCGTTGATGCGTTAATTTTCCAATCAATGGCAAATGCGAATCGCTTTGACAATTGTAATGAATAACCAACACCTACTAACCCAGCTATGTTATAGTTCCAGGAGCCTCCGGTTTCCGTATTGTATGAATACGGGGAACCCATAATGAAGACCCCTGGGGATACCGTTGATTTGTTATGCAACGGATAAGGTTTAGTCCAGAAGCCTGTAGTCGACGATGCGAACTGATATGAGTAGCTATCTGCACCTTTAAGTTTAATATTAATAATTGATAAGTTATAACCCATTACACCGTATTTAGGATGAGGCATAACGTAAGTATAACCACCAAATGTCATTGGAATACCATTCATCCAAGCGAATGTATATGAATATGCTTTAATTGCTTTTAATCCACCTTTCTTATCCATCACCATATTACTAGTGTTACCGGATAATGCAAATGATTTCAAATCAGCGTAAATCATACTTGATAAACCCCAACTCGCATCGCCTGCTGCTGATGCTGAAGACATACCTAATGATACTATAGGTGTAAAACCACCTGTTGGGTTTTGAGCTGTAGTTAAGTCTGAGTTAACTAATATTGGATTTAATCGTAATTGTTTCTTTTCATCTTTTTTCTTATCATCTTTCTTTTCCTCTTTTTTATCTTCTTTTTTTTCCTCTTTAGACTCAGATTTAGATTCTTCTTTCGACTCCGATTTGCTTTCTGACTTGCTCTCGGAACTGCTCTCGCTTTTTGTTTCGCTGCTTGATCCTGAACTCTCCGAACTTGAACCTGATGAAGATGATTCCCCAGAAGACGATGACGATTGGGAGGATGACGATGAGCCCGATGAGGTTGAAGATTGAGATGTTGAACCACTGGAAGTTGAGGTGGTGGAAGCTGAGGATGATGCGGCGCTTGATGCACTTGAGCTTGCTGATGATGACGCTGATGAAGCTGCTGAACTTGCAGCTGAAGAGGCTGCGGATGAAGCTGCGCTTGCTGCAGATGATGCTGCTGCTGAGGCGGCTTGAGCTACATTCGCCGTTATTGTTTGTTGTACTGCTGTGTTTGTAGGACATGGAGTTGCAAATATTTCACTGATCCATTTAGTTACTGTACCCGAAGCAAAATCAGCATATGTAAATGTTCTTGATTTGTTTCTAATAAGTACGACTACACCAGGTTGGTTTGATGCTATAGGAACTAATACTGTGTAAACTTTAGAGTCACAGGGATCAATGTAGGTTTGAGTAATAAATTGACCATTCGCCTTATTGGCGAATATGAACGAAACTAATATTAATAGACTTGTTAGCCACTTTTTCAATTATAAATTAAATTTGTTACCTATTGAGATATTATTCATTAACCCAAATTTTGGATTAGTATTTATATTACCTCTATAAGCAACTAATAATATAAATCTTTTAGATAATTTATATCCAAATGAAGTACCAACTAAAGCATTGAATGTTGGATCATATTGAAATCCGATCCATCTTTCAGCTCCTAAAAATGTCACTGAATTTTTACCTGCATCAAAATAAGGATTTGAATAACTAAGTAATAAGTCAGGTGTTATTGTAAATTTACCTGCAGTGAATGTTCTATTAATGAACAACATCATCGAAGGTGCTACTATATGCATTGGGGGTAATGAATCGGAATTTGCAACTTGCGTAAATGACGAAGATAAATTAATACCGAATCCTTTATTCCATTTACCTTTATACATTTTTACATATGTAGCTGTTGTTGTTCTACTTTTAGCTAACTCAACATAAGATAGAAATAAATTATTGTTGCCTTTAGATATAAATCCAGAAATACCTAACTGAGAACCATCTGTTGTTGCAAACCCATTTCCACCATATGAGTAAACGCCATTTGCTGATGATCTGCCTCCACCTAATGATATTGCTTGTAACCATCCACCTACATAAGTTGGTTTTTGTAAGAATACAAAGTCAGATGATGTTAAGAATGCATTTGTTTTAACTAATGAACCCCTTGGTCCAGGAGGTGGTGGTGGAGGTGGTTGTAAGTTATTTACTTGCATTTGCATCTCTCTATTCTTTGAATCTTGAGAGAATACTAATGTAGGTAATAGGAATAATATGATTAATAAGTATTTCATTATCTTTTTCTAGATGGACGAGGAGGTAATTGTCTTTGTGGAACAAAGCGATGAGTTGGTCTTTGAGGTATCCAACGTTGTGGTTGGTATCTAGGCACACCCCATCTTTGAATTATAATTGGATTATAATATGGAATTGTATTATAAAATAAAGGTGTATACTGATAATCGTATATTATTCTTTGTTTTTTAACTACTGAATCTTTAGGATCTACATACACGTATTGTAGTGAAGTACATCCTGCTAGAGCAAGAAATAATATTAATAATAATAATCTCATGTTATTTTAATTTACTTAATATAACTTGATTAGCCTTAACTAATTCTGCTTTTTTAACTCCAGAGCGTCTGCTACGCATTGAACGAGGTTTTGGTTTTTTATTTGCCATTACTTATCGAATATTTTTTTATCAACCATTCTCTTTAAAATACGAGCACAAGCAATATCAAGTGCTTTTTTAGTACAGATACTGATTGTTGATTGGTTAAATTTAATTGGATCTATAGTTGCGTCTGATAGTAAAGTTAATTCACGTTTTGTAGTGGCTTCACCTAAACCAGATGCTCCAAATACAACCCCTGTTTCAGCGTTAGTAAATCTAACTTGTAAACCTAAACGAGTTACTAAATTATCTTTAATACCGTCTTTTAAGTTGATAGTTTCGTCTTCAGATACTGAATAATCATAACATTCAACTGTAACGAAGTATTCAGCTAAGTTGATTTTACCTCTACCATCTAATTTATTTTCAGAAATACCTGCTGCTGATGCTTGGAATTGTTTAACCATACGATTCTTAATTTCAGTTTTATCTTCTGTAAATTTGAATCGGTTTAAGTTTTCTAGGTATTCCATTGTAATGTTAGCAACACCTAACCCAACACGTTTTTCTTTTAATTCAGGATACATTTCATATATCTCATCACTAATACCTGCTTTAAGGATTTGAATTGGTATTTGTTTACCTTCATAATCCATAAATTGACTAATGTCAATAGCAGTTTCAAACGATGCTTTATATTGTTCTGTTTTAGTGCTTCCTACAGTTTGGGCAGTTGCACTTATAGTTAAGAATAACCCTAATAATACTAATAAATTTTTCATACACTATAATAATATAATTGCAGCTAATAAAATTACTGCTTTGATTAATAAAGAAGTATACTCTGGTTTGATATGAATTACATCTGCTACTTTTCTAATAAATAGATCTGTATCAGCTGTTTTACCTACAGATAACCAAGGTCTGTTTAATACAATTTTATTACAGAATAAATCAAACCCAGCCCAAAATAATACTGCAAATATCACCATCATTTTAAATCCGAACCCTAAAAATACTATACCATACACACAACCTTGGTTTACACCTTTCCAGAAATGCCACTTTTTATTATGGATTTCATATGCTGTTTGAGGGTCAGTTGCATATAAATCTCTTTCTAGAAACTGATGTTTTTGATATATTACCCAAGATACTAGGTAAGCTATCATTAATATTACTAATGCTGTTGTTATCATAATTTTACTTATTAAATCGACCGTCAATAGCCCAAGTTAATTCGTTACCGATTTTTGTTGCTAATTTAGGATTTGTTACACTTAAAGTTAACATTGTAACTTGAAATGATAAAGCAAATACTGTCCATGCAAATGCTAACTTTACAAACCCTTCGAATAATTTTTGTTTCATAAACTGTATATTAAAGGGGTCGTTTTAGACCCCTGTGATTAATCTTCTTTTTTCTTATGAGAGAACTTATCAAATGTATCAGCACCCATTCCAATACCAGTAATAATCATTACTGCATTTACTAATTCAGGTGAGGGAGCAAAGTCTGCATGTGAGAATGAGTTTAAAATCATTGTAACACATAAAAACATTGCACCTACGAAGGCAATAACTGGTTTAACTGAGATTGCTCCTCTTTCATCTTTGAAAAGGTCGATCACCCATTGTTTGAAAGTCATACTTTTAATTTTTAATTTTTATTAATGAGAGTCATCGTAGAAGTCTTTTAATAGACCGCAATTTTGACACTCTAATTCACCATCGTTATCTGAATCACCCCAAACATGTTGACATTGTCTATGAGCGTGGTGTTCGAATTCTAATTTTTCCATTTCTTGATCATGCTCTTGAGCGTCTGCTTCTAAAGCTTGATCATGTTCTTGTTGATCTTTTTTCAATTCGAACTTTTGCTTATTTTCAACAGCTGCTAATTCTCTAGCTGCTTGAGCACCTTGAACGAATGCATCTGGAATTAATGGAGTGAATGGTTTGTTACTTTCTTTAATATCATTAACACTACCTAATGCTATACCATCTTCCTCATCCATTTTCTGAACTAACATTTTATCTTTATCTGTATCAGAGAACCAGTAATCAATAATTTTACCGTAGCTACCAATAAAAGCACCTAATAATAATAATATTAATTCTTTCCATTCACCAGCTATTTCTGTTTTAGCAGCAATAGCGGCAAACATACCTCCTATGATAAACATAAACCCACCCAATACCATTGCCGTAATATACCATCTACGGCTCATCATTTTATTTAATAGGTCTTTAAAACCACTTGGTTGTTCTGCCATTTTACTTTATTTTATTTTTATTACCACGCTGCTGGTTTCTCTTTAAATTCGTCAGCTTCTTTCTTAGGTTTAGCTGGAGCTGCTGGTTTAGCTGCTACTTCCTTTTCTTTAATAATTACTGTTTTACCACCTGCAGCTTGAGACTGTTGGTTGCTATTAGTAATATTAATTACTGGAGCTGCTTGTTGTACTGGAGCTTCTTCCTTGTCACCACCTGTTAATTTAGTTGTAAACCAACCACCAACACCTAATGTGATTGTTGATACTAAACCGATAAGTATGTTCTTAATTGAACCACCGGTACTTTCTGATTTTTCTACTTCTTCTGACATTTTTATTAATTTTATTTAATTACGATTGGGTATTTAATTTCTTTACCACTTATATCGATAAATATTAAATCGTAGTCACTCTTTGTTAAAGTTGACAAATTATATATTTTCTGTGTTGTTGCGTCGCTTGCCGTGAATCCTTCTTTAAATGCAGGTTTATCACTACCAAACGGGATTACTTGTACTGAATACTTAGCACCTGGTGTTGTTTCAAATACAGCTGTTACTGTATTATTTGTTTGAACAACTGATTTAATACTGGTTGCTTGTGATTGTACACCTAAATCAATTACTTGTTGTGGTGTTGGAGCAATCTTTGTACAAGCCACCGCTAAGAACATAACCATTATTAATGTTGCTTTTTTCATAATTAGAAATTGTTATATCCTGTTAATTTAATGTTTGTCATATTTAAAACTACACCTAATTGATTACCCTTATTATCAGCAGCATCCATTGTTTGAGATACTTTTAATGATGTTAATACATCAACACCATTACCAATAGTTGAGAATTTTAATTTAAATGGTATGTTTATTCCTTTAATTGGATTACTATTATTTTGATCTAATGCTCCAAATTTAACTACACCCTCTTTAGCATTTGCAAATACAAACCAACTGTTAGGTACATTTGAAATCATTTCTTCAAATTTAATCTTAGTAGGATCATATGCAAATTCAAGTTGTAAACCTCCCATACTATTACCTTTAGTATCAATATTAACTGGTATTTCAACTATATTTCCAGTTACTGTTTGATTAGCTAAATTAACATCAATTGAAGTGTAAGCGAAGTTAGTATTGATAAATGGTCCTGTAGATGCCATTGACATTTTACTTGTTGTTTCATTAAATGCCATATTCATTTGTAAACTTGGAATAGCATTTGTTTGAATTGTACTTGAACCACCTGCTGTAGTTACTACTTGAGATGAGTGAGAACGGTTTACATCACCCCATAAAAGATATTTAAGATCTAATACAGCGTTTGCACCTAAAGTACCTGTTTTAAAGTATGTTTTAGGATATGTAATGTTATTCCAGTTTGAAGTTGTAATAGCACCCCAAGAATTATCAACTGAAGTATTAAATTCAAATTCAGCTCTGAAATTATAATCTGTAGTGTTTTGTCTTATATAAGCAGCATAAGTTGAAGTTCCGTCTGTTGCTTTAGCAAATGTAGATGGTACTTTATATACAGCCCAAGCAGCATCTTCACTCATATATTCAACGGGACCTGTATAAACATCAAATAATTGAACACTTTTTACTTGATTTGGAGTTGTTCCAGCTGGAAATTCTCTCATATCAATTCTTAAAGCACTAACTCCTGTAGAGTAACTATTTGGAGAAACATAAGCCCATTCTGTTTGACCCCATGTTGTAGTAGCGTCTGCTGCTCTCCAAGTTGGTAAACTCATCCAACCACCACTACCTGCTGTATAACCTGCTGGTAGTGTCATTAATGTGTCTTTACCTGCTACTTGACCTAATAATCTAGGTAAATCACCGCCATCAATTGCTTTATTTCTATTAATATCAGCAGCATATAATGCTTGACCTGTATTTAAGTTAACACCTTTAGTTGCTGTTAAGCCCATAGATGTAAATTCAGCTTGTGCTGTTGAGAAATCAGATATTGTAATAGCACTATTATATATAGTGTATATTTTATCCATTTCATGCATTAAACTAACATCATAAACTTTGCTAGCAGCTAATAGTCCTTGATTAACATCAACAGTACCATCAGCTAATACTGAGAATAATTGTCCTTGGTTTGTTGCTGTATCTCTAAATGATACTTTTAAACTAGATAAATTGTATAAGTTTGAGTTTAAATCAACTTTAGCACTTACAAATTTACCAAAGTTTTGGTTCATTAATACTGCTGTTGATAAAGGAGATTCCATTAAAGTAGCCTCTTGAGCTCCTGATGCATTCCAAGCGGAAACGAAGTTTAATTTGATTGGATTGAATGTGTAAGCAGTTGATGCCGCTTTTAATCTAAATGTAAATACAATCAATCTATCATAGCTAGTATACGGCATTGCTGCTGTAGTAGACCATGTTAATGTGGTTCTTAAAATAGCATTTGCACTTGTATTACTAAATGTATATTGAGCATATTGGTAGTTAGTAGTACCATTTGTTGTGTTATTAGCACTATTGCCTGATGATACTGTTGTAAATGTATATCCTGGATAGTTATAGTAACTTAAACTGATTGTTGATCCTCCAGGTAATATACCTCCATTACCACCAGTTCCAGTATGAGCAACAGATACTAATTCAAAGTTATCTTTGTCATATTGCATATCAACCAATACCTGACGTGTGGTAGCATTGCTGTTACCATTTGCTTGAACGATGTACTCAAATGTACCTCCTCTATCAAGTGTAGCTCCACCTACTGATGATAATGCTCTAAATTTAATTGGATTTTGTGCTACTGCTCCAAAGCTTACTAATGTAAGCAATAATACTAATAATTTCTTCATGTCTTAAAAAAGTTTAGACACAACCAATACGCATGTTTTTTTAATAGCGTTTCTTGATACTGTAGAATTAAATTTACCATCGGTCGCAACTAAACCAGTTGACGCAACTATTTCACTTGAACTGTCTTCAACAAGAACATTTTTTATAACTTTACCATCTTTTGTAACTTGGCCTTTCATTCTAATTACAACTGCATTTTCATCTCTGTGAAATATGGATATATTAGTTTTTGATTTTTCAATATCAAAATAAATAATGTCGATATCTAAAACCAAATCAGCATCCCATCTATCAGTCACAATAGAGTAACCTTTATCTTGAGTAGCTTCCTCAAGAATGTTTTTAACACCAAACGCTAGGTTTGTGTTATTTGTTAGTGGTCCGACTTTGATTAAATTGTTTACGCTACTGATGTATAGCTTTGTAGGAGTAACTTGCGTGTTTCCTACAAAACTGATTAGTAATGCGAAAACAACTATAGCAAGCTGTTTCATACTTTTAATTTTTAACGGACATAAATATAGAAAAAGAGCAACCGATTAGGGTTGCTCTGCAGTGGAGATGAGGGGAGTCGAACCCCTGTCTTTAATAGAGACAGCTATACCAGCGTGTCACACGTTTAGATCTACATTTTAAGCTGATCAGTAAAGGGCCGTACAGTTAAGTACCAGTTACCACCACTTTGTTTTACGACTACAAAGAAAACCTAGCTTGTAACTTCTGTTCCTAGGATGTTACACCCGATGCTTATTAAGCCGCGTATGCGTACTCGTCAGCGCCTACGAAAGACATTAAGTCTGCGAAGGTCATGGTAGATAATTCTACGGTTATTGTTTTGCAAGTATTTAAAGACATTCTTACTTTGTCTACGTGTGGTATTACCTCTACAATTAAATCAATTCCAGGGCATCCCCATGTTTTTTACGTGATTTCTTATCTAATATTTTCTTAATATCAGCACATAGTTCATATTCTTCAATTGCAATTAAATCATTTAAACAATTGGATAATAAATCAGTGTACTGCGATTTTTCAATATTAAATACCATGCCACTCATATCTTTGAATGTGATATCAAATATATCAATTCCGTCTTTATTTCGCTTATATGCACTAAGTACACATTTAACCATTTTAAGTATCAAATCGCTATCCCTTTCTTTCATTAATCGAAAGAATTCACGTTGATCCTTTAATGTTAAACAATGACACGCCATAACGATAAATATTTTAGTTGCTGTTCTTTAACTAATTTTTATTTTTTATTAGTTAATTTAGATTCTAATTTGTCCAAACGTGAGTCGATTGATGAATACATATTCATTTTTTCATCATGTATTACTCGATACACATTTTCAATTTCACTACTCAATGTTAATTGAGTACTTTGTAGTTCTTGTTTTACTTGTCTTACCTTAACGAAAGCATAAACAGCAACTATTGCAACAGCAATAACCACTACAAATGCTACCCCTAAAACGAATGATAGTATTTCCATAATTTATTTCTCCTATATGTTAAAGAACAGCAACTTGCTGTAGGGGCTGGAGTCGAACCAGCACGCTGCGATTCAATATAAGACAACTAAGCCGGCTTTGTGGTCAACCCATATCTTATATCTATCTCTTATCAGCACCCTCTAGACGAGAGGGCACGTCTACCTTGACTGCCGTCATTTCCGCCACCCTACATTGTTAAATCCATCTATTACTATTTCTACGCTTAGCCTCTTCAGCTTCTTTAACCATTTTAATCCAAGTAATAGATACGTCAACTGGGGCTAATACCCAAGCCATAACTAATACCATTATAGCATCCATTTCTGGTGATATACCATAATCAATACCTCTTGTTTTATATTTTTTATTTAACTGATAGAAACAGTAAATAACACAAATAATGTAATAACCTAATAACATATAATATAATTTTGCGGAAAGCCAAGGATTCGAACCTCAGAACCTGTTACAGTTGCCGGTTTTCAAGACCGGTGCATTCAACCACTCTGCCAGCTTTCCATTACAGTGGTGTGAGTATTAGAGGCTGCAGTCATCAATACTCATCTACCACTAACCATTAGAATTAGATATCGTTTCTAATGGTTCTGCTTATATTAGAGACGTTTTGGCAGCCAACGTCTTTAAGTTTAGGAAAGTAGAAGATGGGTGCGTGGACATCTACTTTTACAATTGGCTTTTCTAACCGATTTATGCAATAAATGCTTATCCCAATCAACCTAGTGTATCCGCCCTTCCTACAGTTAAAGGATACACTTTAATATTATAACAACTACCCACTATTTTTCAAAGTCGCCTCCTCGTCATGCGATGGTTATACCCGCGGTAGGCAGTTGCATTTTTATTCTGTTACTTCTGGCGATGAAATTACATGAGCTATTTTAGATTCACTAGCTGCTTTAACTTCAAAGGTTTGTTCACCTTCATTAGTTAAATATTCAATTGTTTTAGCTTCCGCTTCTGTAACTGACATTGCATCGACTAAATATGCAACACTTTGCTTTTTGTTGTCTTCGTTGACAAACTGTACTTTTACTTGGAAATATTGTGACATGTTTTATTAATTTTGTTTTTCAAATACTGAATAATCGTATAGAAATGGTCTATACTTGTATAATACTTTTGAGAATTTAGATCTAGACTTTAATTCTTCAGATGTTTCATCATCTTGTCTCATTGGTTTTTGATTCATATAGAAGTCAATATCACTGTTAGTTAATTTAACTTCTTGGGCAAATAACATCATTTTAAGGAATGCTTTTGAATACCCGCTAACGTCTGGTGATTTAAACTCAGCATATTTCTGTGCTAATTCGTAACTCATATTTTATTGTTTATTTATATCGTGAATGTACGACTGGATTTTGCCTAATCCAACAATCCTAATGCTCGCATGTTTTCCATATGAGCTTCATCCATGTCCCAGTTATGTTGCACCGCTAATACTTGAGTATTGTCTTCAATGTGGCGAACTTGGTCTGGTGTTAATGGGTCTGCTACTAATAAAAAGTAGTCATTATAACATAACAATTCAAGGTTATCTAATAGATAGTTATTTTTATTACCATCTTTAAAATTAAGTAATAATGGCATTTTATAATCTGTAACTCTACGTTCACAGAAGCTACAATTATAACATTCTTCTTTTAAATAACCTTCAGCGATTAACCTTGATTTAATTTTTTCAGGTGTAAATGATTCCCAACCAGTACCTGTTTCAACTATAATTTTAACGTTTGGTTCCTTACGTCTATTAGGTAGGAACTTAGGAATACCTTTACCACTTTGATTTAGATGAGCATCAAATAAACTTATACCTTCATCATTAGTATGAAGTTTAGCATACGGTTTATAGTGTTGGTATGAACAACCTAAATAGCGAGCTGCAGCACGATTTGATTTTGTAAATCGCATTGCACGTAGTATATCTTCTTTACTTAGTGGTTTTGCTGCTGGCATTTCTTATAACATTTATTAAATCCCATAATTCAGATGGACTATTTAGTATTATAGGATTGTCATTTACATCTCTCAGTTCATTGATTGTTCCATCTGGATTCATTCTTTCATAAACATAAAAGAATATTACTTCGGCTGCTTGCTTTCCAAACTGCATTAGCATTAGATTGTCTATTACTTCATAGAAAGTTTCATCATACTTGCTTAAATCAACATCAAATTCAGTACCTATTAAAGCAGTTCTTATGTTTGTTCTTTCTAAAGCAATAATAATCTTTTCAAACAGTTCTTTGTTTAAGTCGTGTTCGCTTTTTTTCTTACGTTTGAGGGATAAATCTGTACCAATCATCGTCTCAAGTGTTGTTTTAACTCCTTGAGCATGTTGTTCTCCTTTTTCCATAACTACAATTTATTTATCAAATCTCTACATTCAATACATCTATCGTATTCTTCTTTTTCAACGAAGTATTCGATTGCTGCTTCAAGAGATGGTTTGAATTTATCTTTATTTAATTGAAGATAATAATCTGAATTTGCTACTTCAAACAATTCTATGCTTGATTTTTTTCTTTTGATTGCATCTCTAACTGCAACGATAACCTCTTCAATCACTACCTCTTTAACTTCAGGTATTTCATGTAGTTGGTTATAGTCAGCACCAGGTTGAACGTGAACTCTAAACACTGGTATTTGTCTTTTCATAGTTAAATGTTTGGTTCTGCAGGAGGTAATTCTGCGGGAGCAGCAGGTGCTGCAGGTGCTCCTTTAAGAGCGTTTTTGATTAACAATCTTACATCTTGAATACTAATTAAGAACCCAATTACGTTAGCATAAGGAACATCAGTATCAGTATTTGCTGTCATTTGGTATTGAGCCAAACCAGCATTTAATTTAGATTGTAATTTCTGAACCATAGTAGCTTTAGCATCACCTTCAATTGCTTGAGGTAATATAAATTGAACCTTAATACCCTTTTTAGTTGGGTTATGGTTTACGTCTACTTTAAGTTTTGGTTGCATTTCAGCCATGGTCTATGTTTATATATAAATATGTGAACTATTCTAGAATACTATCAACTAAACCATATCTTTGGGCTGTTTTAACATCGAAATACCATTCAGCTTGTTTATCTCTATGTGGTTTTAATATTTTATCAGTGAGTTTAGTTTTAGATATTAAATAGGCATCACATATTTTATCAACACGTTCTGTTTCTTTTAATTCTTGTTTATGAAATGCTACTTTACCATCAAGTTCATATAGCGCTTCATGATACATAAATGTAGAATATTTACTTGCTTGTCTAATATGTCCCGCAGCATATACAATTAATCCCATTGACATTGCAGTACCGTGACATATAGTATGGATAGGAGTCTGTGAATTATCAATTACATCAATTAAAGCAAGCCCACTGTACACCTCTCCTCCAAATGAGTTAATAATTAGTTTTATAGGTTCTACTATTTGCCTTTTAGCGTCTTCAGCATTAATCTCGTATATATCTTGGATAACCTCATTAACTGTGATAGGGTCAATGTCGCCTAATGTTATGATTCGACTTAACGGGTCTAATTTAGAACGGCGCTCTCTTGACATAAACTAATTTTTAATAAATATAATATCCTTTTTAGAATATTTCAAATTCAATTTCAGTATCTCCAAATCCCCATGACTCAGTATTTTCTGTTTGTTGTTGATATATTACCGCTCTGTATTGGTCATTTGTTTTCTTATTAATACCATCTAAGAATCCACCACCACCCTTGCCGTGTTCAATATGGAATAATGCTGGGTTATATATTGCTTTTAATCCAAGCCCATGCATTAATGCTTTCTTTTGAACATTAGTATCAGCGAATAAAGCGTATATTAATTCTTCTTCAAATCCACGAATTGTGTTCCATACCTCACGTGATGCAATTTGATAATCACCACAGCAATTAATAATACTATAATTGTCTCCACTTACAGTTGTTTCCTCAAAGTGACGTTCTTCTGAAGTGGCAATTAAATGTTCTCTTAATGGTTTCCATTCTGCAAATGGTATTTCACCATTATGAAATTCCTTAATCATATTCCAATCAGCATGTCTTCTACTAATGGTATAGAATGTTTTAGGGTCTAATTGAGCGATTGTTTCTTCTAATTGATCACGTTTTGGATGAATAATATCAATATTAGTTGATACTAAATAATCTCCTGTAGCACGTCTTAATCCAATGTTACGTCCTAACACCTCACAACATTTTTGAGCGTATGGGTCGTTGTTAGTTAATAACGAGGCTACTTCAGGTGTAATAACGATATGCTTAAAGTTACCCTTAAAATTGATATTATCCTTAATATCATAAAGTAAGCTATGAGTTTCTGAGTTCCAGTCTACATAAATTACTTCATCGTAAGTATCAATTGCTGAATTAAAGCAATATGTTGCTCTTTCGTTTAAATGTCCTCCGTATCCATCATTTCGGGATACTATAACTGCTGATATTTTCATTATTTAAAACTATTAAAATAAATGTCTAAGAATTCTTTAGTTTTTGCTGGAATATAATCACTAGTGATGTTTGGAAATTTAGTAAAGTCTAATGTGTGTCTATATCCAATAATTTCTTTTTCTAAATTGGTAATTAAATCTTGAACATTTCTATCTTGATAAACAGATGCTCTATTATAAATTAATTTATCATCACCAATCATCTTTTGAGCATAATAACCACCCCAAATGTCATCCATTCTACCTACATAAGGCCATACTGCATAATGCTTTAAAGCATCTCTATGAATGAATGTATTTTGAGAGTTGAATGGAGATATTTCAGCTGCAGCAAATGGAGATGTAGTATCGAATTTAACAATTGGTTTAAATGATAATCTACACATTGCATCAATATCAGGATCACCATCCCATAAATCTGCTTGAATTAATGGTGTAATTTTCTTTTTACCTTTATATTCAATAAGATTTTTGTAAGGCAATAAATCGATTGGGAATCCTCTATGCCATAAGTTAGATTGATTAGTTACAGATAATGGATCAAATACTAAAAGTTCTTTGTTAGTGTAATAATCTACTTCTACTTCCTTACCAACATATAAATCAGTTCCCCAATTATCATAAGGAATATTATCATCATCAACTGTAGCTACTACATCAGCTCCATGTTCATAAGCATAAACGAATCCAATATTACGACGTTGAATTGTTTTCCAACCAATAATCTTACTTAATTTAGGATACGTCAATTCTTGATTATTTGGATGTAAGTAAATACAGTCTAATCTTTCATATTCAGCGTGTGGTGTTTTAGTATCACCTACTACTACAAAGTGCCAATTATCACGTTTAGCAATTTCAATAAATTTAAGAGTTGCTTCTGTAGGATGATTAATTGTTGTTGTTACTATAAATTTTTTCATAAGTTTTTGTTTGTCCATTGTTCAATATAATGAGAGAATTTTGATTCTACAACTTGTCTTTGATTTTCTATTTTATTTAGTGAAAGTAAGTCTTTATAATAATCTGCAAAATTACTTTTATCTTCTTTATTTGGATGATATTCAAATATGATTTGGTTTTTTAAAACATATTCTTTAATATCAATACCATTTTTAACAGCTATATCTGAAACTAGCATACTATAGTAATCCCAAGGGCCGTATCCTTTCCAGTCATCAGGTATTGGAATTAATTCCATAAAATCTTTACTATACAAATCAAACCAACCAGCATATTTAAAGCGTGATGTTAATTGTAAGTATGGTTCACCTAATGCTCTAGATTGTATTTCAAATATATCTGATTTATTCCAATCACTGTAAGATACATTTTGATAATTATCATTTACCAATTCATCCCACGTCCAGTCCCATAATTTATGAATTTCTGGGGTAATAATGAAATGTTTGTCTTTAATTTGTTTAGCTGCCTCTATAATATAGAATAAAGCATATTCATGGAACCACATATCAGGGCAAATTGACATGTAATAATCAATTTTAGGATCCATTTGTGTTTTTTCTAAATCTAAATGACCCCATAACTCATCTCCCTCATATATAGTAACATTTACATCTTTAGCCCAATCTAACATCTTAAGATTAGCATTAAACTTATTAATGAAATATTCTTTAGGTAATTTAGATTCGTTCCAATTAATAATATGAGATGATAAATTTAAACCAATATGAAAGTAAATATCATCACTCAAATGCTGTGATGCTTTTTTAAGTTGCATAAATTGAAGTAGAGCATAGTCTACTTCCCAAGGCATATAATGTATTTTTATTTTTATATTCATTTCAACTTATCATATACGTTTTTAATTCCTTGTTCTAACCCAATTAAATCAATTGGTAATACACTACGATAATTAGATTTATACATAGCCCTACCTTCTTTTTCAATATTAATTTCAACCTTATATTCATCTAAAGTATTAATAATGTCTGCTATATTTTTTAATGAATAAAATTCATTATAAGCACAATCAAATTCTTTAGGTGGATTTTCTTCACTCATATAATATTCTAGTACATTAACTAAGTCTTGCATGTAGAAGAAATCCATTACTTTATCTTGATGAATTTGAATTGGTTCTTTAGCTATATATCGTTTTAAGCTAGCCTTAATAAATCTAGTATCTAATTCATTTTCATCAAATATACCAAATATTTTAATGTTATAAAAGTTATCTTGATTTAGGATAGACTTAGCAATAACCTTTTTGCTATACCCATAAGGCGTATCTGGAAGGTGGGTTTCAGCTCCAGATCCAAAGTGTATTAATTTAGCAAAATGATTTTTATGTTGTAATAAATTATAATATATTATTAAATTAGTATCTGCAATATTCCAATTAGTATCTCTTGGATTAGCAGCACCTGCTACAGCACAATGTAATACTAAATCAAAGTTTTGTCTACTTTGGAAAAATTTAAACATAGCAACAGCATCCGTTAAATCAAAACCATTTCTAGTAATTGCTGTTACATCATACTTATCTTTTAAAGCAGTATGTAATGATTTACCTATATAGCCATTTGCTCCTGTAATTAATATTCTCATTATCGTTTTAAGTTTATATATACTGGACCTACTTTTTCCAAGCAGTAGTCCATACATTTTTGTAAATGATCTTCATTTTCAGGCCAGGCGTTAGCAATATTATTAAATTGAGTCATAAATTTCTTATCATCTTCGGACCAATGTGAGAAACCTAAGTAACCATAATCTTGATCTCGACCTCCACCAATAATATTTACAGGTATTTTTTCATGATCTAAATAATTACGAATCATTTCAAATGGTCTATAAATAGCAAACGGTGTAATTGAATATACGAAAGGAATTTTACCCTCCATCGCTAATCCAACTCCCATACCCATCATAGCCATCTCAGATGAACCTACATTGAAAAATCTATCTGGAAAGGTATCTCTAATTTTATCCCACAAACCATATCCTAAGTCTCCTGTAATAAGATAGATGTCATCATTAACAGCCATCTCATCAAGTAATAATTGGGCAAATAATTTTCTAGTCATTGTTTGAATTTAAAACTTCATTATAATTTTCTTCATTCATTACGTGGTAGTGAGCATTTAATCCTTTTAAGAATGAATATTGCTCTACATTTGTATGGTGTATTTTAATTTCTGGTAGGAATGCTTTTAATCTTTGTTCAAGATATAATGCATCTACTTCTTTATAAGCAGCATATCCATTTATATTAACATGAACTTCTATATTAGTAATACCTTCTTCCTTAATAGTTTTTAAGGCCTCCCAAATACTACCCTCAGCACACTCACCATCACTAATTAATACTTGAACTTTTCTTTTTGGATTAGCTACTGCTCTACCTAAAGCAACACATAAACCTAAACCTAATGATCCTGTAGAACAATAAATTTCACATTCTTCATCTCTGTGAGGATGACCACCATGTTTAATAAATAATGCTTCAGCATCTTGTCCTTTATATTTTTCTAAACAAACGTATAATGCTAAAGCAGCATGTCCTGAAGATAAGATGAATATATCATCTTTATCCATTTTAGAATAGATTTCATCTATAATTCCAACACTAGAAAAATAACTTCCTAAGTGTCCTAATTTGTTTTTATAAGCAATTTCTGCTATTCGTTTTTTTAAATTTACCATATAAATCTATTTTTATAATATTCTACTATTGAAGGTAATGTATCATCAAAGCTTACAACTGGTCTCCAACCTAATGATTTTAATTTAGAGTCATCTAAAGCATATCTAACATCTTGTCCTACTCTAGAGTAAGTTAAATCAAGATGATCTTCTATATTACTACCATTATATTCAGTAATTACTTTTCTAACAGTATCATAATTTGATTGCTCAAACCCACCTGCAATATTATAAATTTCATTTTCAACCCCTTTATTAATAATAGTAACAATAGCTCTAGCTGTATCATGAGCATGTAACCAATTTCTAATAGGTGTACCATTATTATGTAAAGGTATTTTTCTACCTAATTCTAAATACTTACATGTTTTAGGAATTAATTTTTCAACATACTGACCAACACCATAGTTGTTAGTTGGTCTAACAATAATATAAGGTAATTTATATGTTCTACCCCAAGCTAATACTAACATATCAGCAGCTGCTTTAGTTGCTGAATATGGATTAGATGGTTTTAATAAATCTGTTTCTGTGTGGGCTCCTTCATCTATATCACCATATACCTCATCAGTACTGAAATGTAATAGTGTAGGTAATTTAGGTGATTCGTGTCTATAATTTTTAATTAAATTAAGTAAATTATGAACACCATCAATATTTGATTTAATAAAGGCATCACTATTAGCTATTGAATTTCCAACATGCGTTTCAGCAGCCGTATTAATAACATAATCACATTCATATAAGAATTTTATATCATTAATATCTTCGTTTTCAAATTCAAAGTTATCATATTCATGAAATTCTGTTAATAAATTAAGATTAGCAGCATAAGTACATTTATCAATACCTCTTACATACCATCCTTGCTTTAAGCATAGTCTAGTAACGTGTGAACCTATAAATCCTAAACATCCAGTTATGTATACTATTTTCTTCATTATAATTGATTAATGAATTTATCTAAAATTGTTTCTATATAATCTGTTTTTTCCTTATTAATAACAGGTGATGTACCTAAGAAGAATGTATCAGTTGTAACTTTTCTAGCTACAGGATATTTTTCAATTACCTCTTTAGAATCCATCAAGTGTGTATAAGCAGGTTGTAACATAATATTACCTGCAAAGTAAGGACGTGTTTGTATTTTATTTGCCTCTAAGAACTTACAAATATCAGAACGTTTAAATGGAGTATTATCCTTAATTGTTATTGGAAATGCAAACCAATCAACATCAGCTCCTGGTTGTGCTTCGTGTAACTGGAAGTATTGTTTGTATTTACTAAATGCTTGGAATAAGTTTTTATAATTTTCTTTACGTTTAATACCTATTTCTTCTAATTTCTCCATTTGTACTAAACCAATAGATGCTTGTAATTCAATTGGTTTCATATTGTATCCTATTTCCTCATAAACATATTTGTGATCAAATATATCGTTTGGTAATGATGGAAGCCAATTATTAAAACGACAATCGCAAGTACCATTTTCTAATAAGTTTTGTTTACCAACACAATAACATCCTCTACCCCACTCTCTAAAACTACGAACAATACGTTCTGTATTTTGATCATTCATTGCTACAAATCCACCTTCACCCATTGTGATGTGGTGGGCTGGATAGAATGAACAACTAGCCATTTTACCAAATGATCCTAATGGTTTACCTTCAAATGTAGAACCCAAAGCATCACAGCAATCCTCTAATAATATTAAATTATACTTTTCAATAATCGCCATCAAGCGATTCATGTTTGGTGGATTACCTAATACGTGAGCGAACGTAATGATTTTAGCGTCGGGGTTATCAATGCACGCTTGTTCAACTTGATCTAAATCGAGGTTTAATGTTTCAAGCTCGATATCAACGAATATAGGGGCGAATCCTAATTGGATAATTGGTGCTACAGTAGTTGGGAAACCAGCTATAGGAGTAATTACTTTCGTTCCTTTAGGCAGATTATAGCCGCGTTTAGAGGTCATAGCAACCATCATTAACAGATTAGCACTTGAACCACTATTCGTTAATAAACCATACTCTTTACCGAATAATTTAGGAAATTTACGTTCGAACTTAATCGCATCGGCACCTAACACTAACCATTCGCCTAATAACGATTTAACAGCAGCCATATATTCCGATGAATCGAAATATGGGCCAGCATATTGAACCCAGTCTTTACCTGCGGTCCACGACTTTTCAGAATGTTTCTTCTGAATATACTCATCTACTAATTTTAATATTTCTTGCATACACTAAATTTAATTAAAGAATTCTGAACATCCACATTGTTCTTTAAAGAACTTAATTGTGTCTTCATTGAACCAATTGGTTTTAAAGTCATTAATTAATTCTTTAAATGATTCAATTGGTCGACCCCCTAACCCTTCTACGAAGTGAAAGCATTTAATTTGCTTATGGTCATGAGTATATAATTTGTTATCATTAACATACCAATGTCTAATAGGTGATGGTTGTCCATCATATTGAGGACCATATTTGGCTAATAATCCTTTTCTAATCATATCAGTACCAAACACACCTTTAGAGCGAGCATTGTATACTACTTTACTAGTTGGGTAAGGTGCATCTACAATTTTAACTTCATATGATTTATCAACAAATGCTAATTCATTTAACCCACCTTGAATTGAGAAATGACAATAATGTTCAATACTTAAATCAATTACCTTTTTTAAAGCATCAGCGCTATTAAAGCAAGTTACATCAGCATTAATATTCATATGATCCATTACTACATTTCCATCAGGTAATGTTACTTGAACTAATGGAGTAATCCAATGTTCAGTTCCATCTTGATTTGGGTAGTTTAAAGATGCTAGTACTGGAGTAGTGTTATCATTTAAAAATTCATCTAGTCTGTTACAAACAATAGTATCAGTCCCTAACACAATTATCTTTTCATAATTATGTTTTTTCATTATTTCATAAGCATAAATAAACTGCATCAAGAATGTTTCAGGAGCAAATTCATAATACTCTAATAATTTATTATATTCTTCTTGATTAGTATAATCAATTTGGTGATAATCACATTCCTCACCGTTATGTGCTAAGAAACTATTTTTAACGTTTTTAGCTAATTCATCATATCTGTCATCAGTATAATATACTACGCAGGCTGTTTTTTTACTCATATACTGTTATTTATTAAGCTTGTATCTTTAGGAATAATACCTAATTGATTTTCAGGCATTGTAATTGGTTCCGCTTCAATTTCGTGTTTAATATACAACTCATATAGTGACATCCTTTCAGAGGCTATATGAACTAATTTATCTGGATTATTGAATATATTATTTGATATTTTTTCTACTACTTCATCTAGAAAGTATCTAGAACAATATTGATCAGTAAATACTTTAGGATATACTTGTCTAATGAATGGAGCTCTTATTATTTGATGATTTGGTAATACTGAAACTATATATTCAGCTGCTGCTTTTGTTTTACCATACACATTAATAGGATCTAATCTATCATCTACTGTATAGTTACCTTTACTACCTCCAAACACATATTCAGAGGAAATGTATATAAATTTACAATCAAGATACATACATGCTTCTACCATATTGAGTGTTCCTAAAACGTTTGTATCTAAAGCATCTATTTTACGTTCCTCACATCCAAATGTATCTACAAAAGCAGCTAAATGGATAACAATATCAGGATTAAAATCTTTAATTATTTTATATAGATTATAGGTATTAAGTACATTACACTCTTTACTATTAGGAGCAAGTATATCATGATCCTTTTGCAAGTAATCAACTAATACTTTTCCTAAATGTCCACTACCTCCTGTTACAAATATTTTCATTACTTAATATAAGCGGTTAAATTATGATTTCTGTGTATTTTACCTGTTCCAGAGTTTAGTGAGTCTTCATATACTAAAGTATAATTAGGATTAATTTCTAACAATTTTTCTTTTACTTTTTCTCCATTACCATAGTAATTAGGCATATCATCTACTATAATAGTATGTGTTTTGATTGGATGGTTTTTTAATATTTCTAATTCTTTCCATAATGGGTCTCCATTATTAAAATGTCCATCTAAAAATATTAATGATGGTTCCTTAATTAATTCAAGCATTTCCTCCATTCTCTCATTTGAATCGCCTAAGAACAAATGTATTTTATTATTATTTTTAAAACGTTTAACACAACCTTCATAAAGTTCAGGTAATATCTCAACTGATATAACTTCTTCAAAGCCCATATTTAAAGCGTTTTGAACACCATCTCCTTTATGAGTACCCGTCTCAAAGAATAATTTATGATCGCCTTTATATTTTTTAAATAACTGATCGTAAGATAATACTTTATCTTCTATATTATTAAATTCAACTAATGTTTCTACCATTGTTTTAAAACGACCAAATAAATCACCATAATGCTTAGCTAATTCACAATTATAATCTATTGCTTCTTTTCTTTCAGCATATAATTCAGGTGTTAATTTATTTACAGCATCAATAATTTGATCTTCGTTTTCACAATATATAAATCCATCTGGATTATATCCTAATTCTTCTAAATTTGGACAACCCCAATATATAGGAAATGTTTTAGAAATAAATGCATCAATAATTTTTTCAGTATGGTAACTTCTATTTGATGAATTTTCAATAGCAATAGTAAACATGCTTTCCCATAATACTTTTTTACCATACATGTCTGTTACTGTATGATGACCCTCATTATAATCATAATCAGGTAAAGTATAATGCCATTGTTTAGGAATAGTAATTTCATCACCGCGTTTATGTAATCTATGTCTTAAATGATGACCCTCAATTCTTTGTTTACCCCCACATAAGAACGATACCTCAAATCGTTTTTGAATATTATCTACATTATCAACATATTCCTTATCTAACCAAGAAATACCCATTGGAAAGAATAAAGCATTAGGACATTTGTCTAATATTTCTTGTCCACCTGTTAATATACAACTAAATAAATTGTAGTTTTGAAGTGCCCAATCATGAATACCAAATAACTGATTTGGTTCTAATACCATTAATATATTAAATGGATTAAAATTAAGTAATTCTGGGGTTACATTAGGGTAATCATTAAACACAGTAATGGGCTTATTAATTAATTCAGGCACATTAATTGCTTCTTCAAGCTCGTTTTGTGGAATAAAATTGGAATATATTTTAAGCATCTATACTATAATTAAAATTTTCTAAGTATTTATTAAATATTTTATTTTCTACTTCACTATCTATAGGAAAATATTCTGATGTATTAAACATATCAAATATTGCCTTTAAACGATGTTGAACTATTTCGTCATCGTCAGATTTTATATTTGAATCTATAACTGATGTTTTATCTTTCCAAACTAATGGTAAATCATTTAATGTAAACTTATAATCAGTTCCTGTTGTATTGTAAGCGTAATAATCTAAATTTTTAGGATTTATATTGGTCCATCCTTCTATATAATCATCATAACCATACCTAATTTTGATATCGTTTTCAAAGAATCCAACAGGAATATCAATTGCAGGGCATTGATTATTATTTATAATAGGTTGTACATGTTGATAACCATCGAAGTGTCGACATATTTCTTTAAAAGGTACTATTACCTTATGCATAGGCATAGGTTTAATTTCAGCTAATCCAATTCCAAAGAAATCAGGTCTACCTAATTTAATATGGTTAAATTCACCTTCAAACCACCATCTACGATATAATTCTTTAGTTATAATTTGAATACTATCAAAGTTAATAGATTCAAATGAAATATGGTTGTTATGGATAACATAATTAGGATTCTTTTTAGCTGTTCTAATATTTTCAGGCCAATGAGAGAATTGTAATGAACATAATTCCTCATCTTTCATTTCATCAACTAATTCAGCTAAATAATCTTTAGACGAATCAAAGAATATATGATCATGATTACAATAATACCAAATTAAATTATTATCTAATAATTCGTAATCTTGTTTCCAATCGTTTTGATACTCACTTCTCTGCCAAGTTAAAACTAAATTAAATTGACTAAAGTTATTTTTGATAAATTGTTCTAATTCATCTTTTCTGTGTTTATAACAGTCGTCTAATGATATTTTTAGTATTACTTTACTCCAGTCATAAGCAACAGCTAAACTAGCTAGTGAATATTTGAATATATCTAAATTATTAAAGGACTTTAAGTTATCTCTAACTACATTTCCTTTACCAAATGGTTTAGCCTCAGTAATAAATGTGTTACAGAATAATATCATCGATACCTTTATTGCGTTCTAAATTAATAGCGAATGCTGTTTCTTGTCCAGTAGGTTTATTGTCATTAATTACAATTCTAGGCCCACCACCTATACCCATAATTAACTGGTCATAAAATATACCTACTTCAGCTAACTGTTTTTCAGTAGCTTCTCTCATTGATTCTCTTCTACCTGTAATTAAAATTATATTATAACCTTTAGCGTCCCATTCAGATAATTTTTCAACAGTGCCTGGTAATAATTCTAATAAATTGTTTGGTGATGTGTTTTTTGTTGGAATATTATGTTTAACTAATGTTCCATCTATATCACATATAATTGTTTTAGGCCTCGTATCCATGTAACTGATTTAATTTTCTTGTAACGTTTGATTTAATTTTTTCATCTATACCTGGAAATTGTGATTTTATTTCTGAAGTAAATTCAGGATAAGATAAAACATAATGACCACATATTTTGATTAGTTGTTCTTTATTGTAGTAAGGGTCAAAGCTAGGACTAACCCATTTAACCCATTTTTTAGAATCATAACATATTTGCCAAAATCTATCAAATATTTTACTATCTTTTATTTCATCAAGATATGTTTGAGTTTCTATTAAGCCAAATTCAGGAGCAATGTTTATACAATCTAATCCTAAATCAAATTTTTCTTTAATTGTTTCTACAGGAATATAATCACCATTATGTTCTTTAGAAATTAAATCATGACGTTGAGCTACTTTAATCATTTCTTTTAAACGTTCAGCATCATAGTTACCTGTTTGATCAGTACCTTTAAGTGATGTTCCTGATTGTATAACTAGGTATTTTATCTGTTTATATGTTTCTTTAGGTAAAGCAGCCCATAAATCTATTACTAATTGATTTAATTCATCTGCCTCAAACGGTCTAATTGCCTCTTCAGTACCAACCTCAAATATTAATTGGGGATTAATTTCAAGAGCAAATTTAATCATTTTAATTGTTTGCTCTAATCCATCAACATATCCAGGATATTTTTTCCAAGGATCAATATGAATTAATTGAAAGTATTTAGCATCATAAGCTAATGATTCAAGTCCATCATCGTCATTGTTACCTTGTCCAGGACCACTATGATCACGTTGTAGTGGTAATGTAGTAACATACTTACTAAATTCTTCTGTAGTCCAGTTATTTACATAACCCCCATCCCATTCTACTTGTCTACGAGAAGGAATAAAGGCTATTGTATTTCCTGTGTTAGCACAGAATTCAACTATAGCATCTACAATGTTTTTAGACATTGGTCCAATGAAATATTTTACATTACTCATTTTGTATAAATTTTATATTGTTCTTCAGCTTGTAAATCAGCAATTACTCTACCTTGTCCTTCAACAAATGGTCTACCATCAATCAATGTTCCTCTTACTTCTACATCTACTGGTGTAGCATTAAATACCATACCCTCTAAATTAGGTACTTTATCCCATTCAGCTCTAAGAATAAATCTGCAAGGTATATTTAACTGAATACAAGCGTATTCTACTGCTTTACCAAACCCACCATTACCTAAGATATATAAGTGTTCTGGTTTAGTTAATAATGAAAGATAATTATAAACACCCATCCAATCAGTATTATATGCTTTTAAAAATCCATTACTGTTTATAATAGTATTAGCAGCACCAATTACTTTAGCTGCAAAATCTATTTCATTAACATGATTTAATACTTCTACTTTAAAGGGCATACTAACAGCAAAACCACTGAAATTTAAAATCTTAGCAGCTACTATTGAACTGAGAATGTTATCTGAGTAGAATGATTTGTAAATGGCATTTATGCTGTTTTTTTGGAATTTATTATTAAAGAACATACAGCCGTTATTTCCCGGGTTAGAGGAAAACGAGCCGTATATCTTTGTATCTTTATTTATAGTATTCACTTAATAATTCGATTGATTTGAACCATAACATCTTTCCAAATTTCTCATCATGTAGTGGAGACATGTTTAAGAATATTATAGCGGTTATTAATTTTACTTTATTTAGATCATATCCATTTTTAGCTAACCAATCTTTATAATAGTCTCTAAATTCATCTAGGTCTTCACTAACAAAATAATCATATTTTACTACTGTAGATCCTTCTACTAATTCAATAGCATTTTCTTCCTTCATCATATTATAAGGAATAATAGTACCACCATATAGCTTAGCTAAATCGTAGTAAATATCGCCACCTTTTGTTGACCCACCAAATGATTCTCTCCAGTCGATATATGTAAATTTATTTGAATTATCCCAAAGTATATTATCAAACTGTAAATCACCATGAAATAATGTATACATTGGATTATCATAGAATACATCTGTATTATATTGAGCCAATATAGAATCCATTGATTTATATTGTTTACCATTAATATTATACTTTTGAGTAAAGTATTCAGAACCAAATCTATCTAAAAATGCATCTACTCTATCTTTAGTTTTAATACCGTAAAATTTATCAAATAATTCTCTATCACCATGGTATTTTTCACTTTTGATAATATTAGATTTTAATTTATCTAGGAATTTAATGTAGATATAACTTGAATCATAACGATATAATGTATCACCTGATTCCCAGTCATAACTGATAAAGTTATCTGTTGATGCAAATCCTGATGGAATTAAATCTTTTAGTATTTCAGCACGTTCAGATTTATTTTTATTAAGATCCTTATTAGGAACGAATTTAATAAACTTAGATGCTTTATAAGTAATTTCATCTGTTACTTTATACAACGATAAAGGATTATCATTAAAATATTCTTTAGTTCTATTTAAGTCGTCTAAATTACCTGTATCTAACCACTTTAAATGTTTAGCTTTAAAACCAGGATATTTAGAAACATTTTCAAATGCAGATACTATTTCTCCATTTTTCATATTAGCCTCTAATTCACTCCAGAATACATCATAGTCCCAAATACTAGCTAAACCAATAAATGCGTTATCATAACCCTCAGCATTTTTATTTACAAATGATGTTACATTATCATCTTTATCTAATTGTGCTGTAGAATATTTTTCAGGGTAAGCTGTAGGATAAACACCTAACCAGTTACCATCTAAGTGAGGCATTTTAGAATCAATAATACAATCCGCTACTACAAAGTAGAATGGACGTTGTAAGTATTGTTTACATTGTAATGATGAATAACCTGGTCCTGAACCTTCGCCTTCGTACTTGTCAATGTTAACAAATGTAAAGTTATGTTCTGGATAAGCTAATTGGCAGTATTGTTTTAATTCTTCACCTTTATAACCTAAGCAAACTATAAATTCATATTCTTTAGGAAACTTATCTACAATATAAGATATAATAGCTTTGTTATCTATTGGTAACATTGCTTTATTTATATTTTTAGTTAAATTACCTAAACGAGAACCTAAACCTGCAGCTAATACTAATACAGCTGGTGTTTTATGTTCTGCTTCTACTTTACCATCTGCTCTATGAAACTCATCATCAATTCTAAATACATCATCTACGTGTGGTGTAGATACCTCTTGTAGGATAATATCTGTGATAGCTATTACTCTATGTTTTTTAGGAGGTGTTACATTAAAAAATTCTCCACCTTTCATTATCTTCTTTTCAACAACGCCTTCATCATTTTCTAACCATACCTCAGCTGTACCCTCTATAATATAATTGGTTTCTTTTTTAAACTGATGGTATTGGTATGATGTTTTATAACCGGCATTGATATAAATTCTTTTATAGCAGTAAGCATCATTTAACTCAAGCCATTCTTCTTTACCCCAAGGTTTATGAACTACTTTATACATCTTGTTTATTTACTTGTTTATTAATCCAGTTAAATGTTTCTGTTAGACCATTATATAATGGGTAATTTGGAGACCAACCTAATTTTTCTTGGATTAATTTATTATCACTATTTCTACCTCTAACTCCTGTAGGCCCTTCTATATTTTTAATAGTAATGTTTTTACCACTAATATCAATTGCGTATTGAGCTAATTGATTAATAGTAACCATTTCTTCACTACCAATATTAACTGGTTCTTCAAAATCAGAACGCATTAAGCGTAATACACCTTCAACACACTCGTCAATGTATAAGAACGATCTTGTTTGTTGACCATCACCCCATACTTCAATTTCTCCACCCTCTAACATTTCAACTACTTTACGACACATTGCTGCTGGTGCTTTTTCTTTACCACCTTTCCAAGTACCATAAGGGCCAAATATATTGTGAAAACGAGCTATACGAACTGTTAAGCCATAGTTTCTAGCAAATGCTAAATACATTCTCTCACTAAATAATTTTTCCCAACCATATTCAGAATCTGGATTAGCAGGGTATGCTGATGATTCTTCACAATTAGGATTGTTTGGATCTAATTGATTATGTTCAGGATACATACAAGCAGATGAACTGTAGAATACACGTTTAACTTTTTGCTTAACTGCTTCATGAGCTACATTTAAATTAATAGTAGCTGAATTATGCATTACATTAGCATCATTTTCACCTGTAAAAATATAACCTGCACCACCCATATCGGCTGCTAATTGATACACTTCATCAAATTGAAGTTCTTCAGAGAAGGGATGGTGGTGGTAGGCTACAGGAAGTGGTTGTCCATTAGCTCCTTCTAATCTCATAACGGCTTCTACGTTTTTAGGATCACGTAAATCATAAATTTTAAAGTCATCAGCTTCTGTTTTGTCATACTCGGGATATTTTAAATCTACTCCACGTACCCAAAATCCTTCTGATTTTAATCGTTTAACGAGGTGTGAGCCAATAAACCCACCTGCCCCTAATACTAGTGCTGTTTTCATATTGTATTATAATAATTGTTTTGTTTTTCTTGTTTTTCTATTGTCTTAGGATGTATTAAATCTAATCCTGGAGGTATTTCTGTTGTGACCATAGCGCCAATTATCTTTTCGTGTACTTTATTTACCCAATGTATTTCAGGTTTATTTCTAAGTATACGATTTTGGTAATCAGGATAATTAACCCATCCTCTTTCATCAACTCTCCAACCCCATTGTTTAATATGTTCTTGAGTTAAGCCTTCAACTGTATTAATACGTGGTAGAGAGAACATCTCAACACGGTTATTGTCCTCTAATATAGCTGGAAGATATGCTAGTAATTCTTCTGATAGGTACTCATCAGCATCAATTTGGAAGATATAATCTTTAGTACATAGACCTTTAAGATTATTTTTAAATGTAGCGAAATCTTTATTTAATGGATGGAAGTAATTCATTAACTTATATTTGTTAACTACATCTTTTACTTCATCAGTAGCAGTAATATCCATTTGTACTACAATCTCATCTTCATCTCTAATAGCGGATGATAACTGGTTTAGTAGTCTCTCTAATTCAATGTGCTCATTACAAGCTGTAATTGCATAACTAATTGAGGGCATAACATTATTTTTTATTGAAATATCCTATATAATCTAATCCTTCTATGAATTCATTAATTTCAAATTCTTTTTTAGTTGTCATATCTGCTTTGCTATCTTTAGATTGCACAGCGGACCATTTCCAATCATTAGCATTAGTACCTTCAGCAAATACCATTGACTTATCATCTAAAATTACTGTCATAGGATACCAATAATATCCTTTTTCATCTTTAAATTTTAAATCTTTATATAATTGAGGTATTACTGCTTCTACTTCAGTTAATTTATCTTCTGTTAAAGTTGTATTGGATGTAAATCCACATCCATAACAACTCCAAACCGTAAGTTTATTATTTGAGGCTTCATGACAAGCATCACCACCACATTTAGGACATATTATTAATTGTTCGTTCATTACTTCTTAATTTTAGGTAATTCAATTTTCTTTAATTGAGGTAATTTAAACTCAACAGGTTTAGGTACTTTAGCGTCTAGTATATCAAGTAATTTCTCACCCATTTTTTCTAAACTAAATTCAGTACGTGAACGATACGCTTGTCTCTTTGCACCATCAAGATACTTTTTATAGTTCTTATAAACTTCTTCTAATGCTGATGCTGCAGTTTCATAATTAATAGTAAACCATCCACTTTCAGGAATTAACATATCTTGTACTACTGCTGAACTGTGTATTTGTTTGATTTCGCCTGGTAGGATAATAGACATATCTTTATCTAGGAAATCTAAATGGCCACTATAGCCACTAACTAATACTGGTTTAGCTGAAATTGATGATTCAAGTAATGGGCGACCATATCCTTCGCCTTTAGTAAATGATACAAATGCTTTTACTTTAGGATGGTTATATAATTCATTCATCTCTTCATCACTCAATTCACCATGTAATAAATAGATACTTGGTAAATTACCACCTACACTTCCTTCAATTATTCTAATTTTATCTAACATTTCCTCTCTATCCATTACAGATGAAGTAGCGGATTGTGTTTTTAAAATTAAAGCAGGGCGTTGTTTTTTATTTTTAAATGTTTCAAGGAATGTTTTAATTAACATACCAACATCTTTTCTATCTTGCCCCATTTCACCTTGTAACCAATGGCCTACAAACAAGTAACAAAATTCTTCTTTAATACTATCTAATACAGGTTTAACTTCAGTAGTTAACTTTTCTATCTTTTTATAGATATCTAAATTAGCCCCTTCAAATAATACCTCTACAGGTGCTGTTAATTCAATAACACCCTCTACTTGTTGTGTTTGTGAATTACGTTTTTCAAATTTAGAATCTTGAAATACTTTTTTAGCATGTTCTGAAGATACTAAGTTTAAACTCATTCTATTTAAACCTTCAATCCATTGAGGAGCACATATTGTAGTTTCAATACCAGCAGTAATACCAATATTAAATTTACCTACAGGTTGAAATTCATTTGGTACAGTAATCTGCATCCAAACATCTGGTTGTTTAGGTAATTGATTATTTTGCAAGAAACAGTCTTTAATCAATTTATGATCAGGATTACTGTCTTGTAAAAAGCCCCATGGTGTACTACCCCATCTTTGAGGTAATATTTTAACATCATACTTACCTGATTTGATAAGTGGTAATGCTATATCTCTACTTCTAGCCCCATATCCTGAGAATGTGTCAGCAGGGCAACTTATAACTACTAATGGTTTCATATTATTGTGCGATAACGTGTTTTACAAAATGTTTAGGTTCATCTAATGGTTCTACTTTGATTAACTCAAATGCATATCTAGGTTCCCATTTAGCGAATGTTTCTTCAATACCATCAATGACGTTTTTAGACATATTTTCAGCTGTCATCATTGCTTCATCAGACATAGCCCATTCATGAGCTAATTCTCCAATCCTATTGAACATATCAGGGACTTCAGTCTTTGCTGTATAGAGATTTTTAATCTGATCAGCTATGTCTTCTGGTTGTGCTCTATCATCAAAGATATAAGGTGTAGGTACTGAACCAATTAAACTTAAATTAGATGGGAATACTGGGTAAGCCCAAACTCCATGTTTTTTATATTTACCTCTATGGTTTGAACCAAATTCTTCTGTAAATTTAATCCACTCACCATTTTCATCTTCAAAACGCATTTGGTCTTGCATACCACCTGTTACAGTAGCAATAATTGGTTTACCACACATCATAGATTCAGTTAATGATAATCCCCAACCTTCATTAGATGAAATTAATGCTGTACCATCTACACAGTTATAAAGTAAATTCATAATATTTGATGGATATCTATTCTCATCCCAAATTATGCTACCACCTTCTTTACCAAACAACATTTGTTGTACTGCAGGTAAATCAGTTCCATTTTCATCTATTTTTTGTGTATGCATTACTAAACATACTTTATCTTTTTTATCTTGAGGTAAGTTATCACGGAATATCTTCCATGCTAACATTAAATCAGGAACGGATTTACGACGGATGTTACGCGCATTATATAATAAAGCAAAATCGTAAGTTTTTTCTCCATATAAACGTTTTTTAAATTCTTGTAATGCCAAATATTCAGGATGTTCAGTTGTAATAGGGAAGAATATTTTGTGATTAATTCCGTGTGGAACATATTTAATAACCTTCTCAGCTGACAATTCTGGTCCTAATACAGCGCGATTTAAGTTTTCTGTTTGTTTACTAATTGCTAATAAACAATCACATGATTCATAGTATGGTTTATTATACATTGGATAAGGTAAGTCATCCCAAATGTTTAAATAAATTAATGGAATTTGTCTTCTAATCTCATGTTCCATTTGAAATAACCAAATCCAATATCTAGGATCTGTAAAGATCATAATTGCATCTGGTTTTTCTATCTCCATCATTTGTCTAATTAATTCAGGAGAACCATAACCATCAATAGGATAAAGGAAAACACTTGCATCCGTAATACCAGCATGCATGTTAGTATCGGCGTTTAAATCAAATCGTTTACCTTTGTCTGGGTGTTGGATAGCACCTCCAATATTTGCCCAATTAAATCTATGAGCAGTACCTATAACGATTTCTCTAGCCATAGTGGAAATACCACTAGTCATTCGAATATCATCACATAATAATAGGATTTTTTTACGTTTCTCCTGCGGGATATAACCTTCTTTCATAACGTGTTATTCTGTTTCTTTTGTTAATGTTGTGTCTAATTGATTGTGAATTTGTTTTCTAAATTCATCACTTGTTAAGTATAGATACATTGTGCGTTCTGTTAATTTCTGAACACTGAACTTATATCTAACACAGGCGATTTTGAATTGTTCAAACAAATCCTCAGGGATCTTTACACTTGTTAGTTGCATGTTTGATTTTGCCATAATATTATATTTTGATATAAATATATACGACTACATAGAACCTGCAACTTTATCGCAAAGATCTGGTGAGTCTTTGTAGGGGCACCATTTGCAGCTGCTTTCACCTACATTTTTAAGGTACGACTTCATTTGTGGTTTACCACTATCGTCGAAACAGTCTTTAATAAATGATTGGAAATTTTCTACTGCTTGTTTACGCTTATTTTTCCCACTTGCTGGTTTAAATGATTGGGTTCTGGGGATAGCATACTCGGATTGTTCCCAGATTTTTCGTTTAACGATGAAATATTCGACTTCGATTTTCTCAACATCGAACCCAAATTGTTTTGAAAAGTACTCCTTGTATAATAGGATTTGAGCAATTTTATTATCGTCTTTCTTTTCAGAGTCGCTCCATCCTCTTGTTGATGTTTTGATATCATATATATAAACTTTATCTAATTCTTCATCATACAACACAAAATCAATAAACCCCTTTAAAAATATATTATTAGCTACATTTAATAATAAAGGTATCTCTATACCTAGTAAACGCATTTTACGTATAGTAAATAATTTATTTCTATTTTTTTGAATGAAATTTAATATAGCAACAGCATCTTCAAAAAATTCACCCATCTGAACTGGGTTAGTAAAATGAGCCCCTGCTGCTTTATATTCTTTAGAGTATACTTCTCTAAATTTATCTTGGAATAAAGTAATTAAATCCATTCTATCAGCTGCAGCTCCACTTTCATTATACATTACTGTAATGTAGTCTTGTATAGTTTCATGAAACGCTGTTCCAAATACAGTATGAATACTAGCTTGGTAAGGTTGTTTATTCTCTACATAAGTAAGATACCATTTATGAGGACATGACGCCCACATAGAAAACTGAGAATAAGACACGCTTTTTTGGAATGCATGGTTAATCTCAGGTTTCTGGTAGTTTTTTATTTTAAGCTCTATCTCAAAGGATTTTTTCGCCACTTGCTATTTGTTTAATTTTTTCTAAATACAGAATAGCATCCATATGCTCTTGTTTAGCATGCTCAATCCATTCTACTAATGATAAATCTGTACGATCAAGATCAACACCGTACTTTGCCTTACCCATTTTAGCTCGTGATGTAAATTGTTCTATGATAGATGTAACTACTGAATCTAATTTATTTTCCATTTATTTGTGCTATTATATTTTTTAATTCATCTTTAGGTAGCATATCAATATATTGCTTAGCTTCTTTTTTACTAACCTCAAAGTAAGTAACTACAGCTTCAATATCACCAGCATCATATTCGTTTTTCTTAGACGATTTAATATACTTAAGATACTTGTATTGTTTAGGAATAAGATCCTTATACAGGTTGTATAAGTACTCACCTTTCATCTGCCAAGTATTCTTCTGAACTATATTTACTACTTCACAATAATCAGGATCCATACTTAAGAAGCGGTTGATCATCCAATTGTTCCAACCTTCATCTCCTAAATAAGTACCCTTATTAGTAGTGATGTTTTTAATATGGTCAAATATATTCATTAGTAATATCTTGATTCGTTGTTTCTGTTAACTGAGTCAACTACTAGATTAAGCTGAGTAATTTGTTGCTTTAAATCTTTAATTTGAGCATTTAATGTCTCTAGTTCTCGTTGTTGTTGTTGAACTATATTATCAGCATTTTTTAAATTAAAGGATATACCAGCAATTTGTGCTTTTAAAGCATTATTTTCTTGTTTTAGTTGTTCTATTTCCATTTTTCTTTTATTAAAAAGATTGAATAGCATCTTTACCATAAAATTGTTTTAATGGTGCAGGAATAAAGGTTTCAACTAAAATTCCACATTTACCACAAGCCAATAATTGAATTGGCACTAATCTATCTTCAGGTAAACCTGACATTAATCTAGATTCTTTACGTAAGTACATTACTTCTTTAAATGTTTCGTTTCCACACTCACACGCTAATGGTGTTGTAGCTGAAATATCAACTTGTGGTCCTTGTTGTTGTTGCATTATAATATTTGTTTTTTATTTGTGTCTAATACTTTGGCTATACAAGCCGCAAAGTTAATTTCTTTATCAGGTACTACACCTGCTCTCCAGATGAAATCATCTAATATAACTGACAATTGAGCGTCATTTCCATAACTAAATTCGGATAAATTATCAAACATATATCTATAAGCGGTTTGAAAATCATCTACTTGCGCATCAGCTACTAGTTGGCGAACTTGATACCAAGCATTTTTATCGCGTTTTTTTAGTATTTCAACTAATGGTTTACACCAATTATCATCTATAGTAGTAATAGTTAATTTACCATCTTTACAATTTTGTTGTAATGTTTTAATAATTGATCTTACATCAGGGTAAAATAAATTTACTATTTGAGCTATATCACTCATTTCATAAGTAACACCTTCAACGTCTAAAACGTTAGTGCAAATATGTTTTGCAACAGCACCTTTAGTAGGTGGTTTTAACATATGCAATTCACAACGTGATTGAAGTGGTTCAATTAAACGCTCTACATAATTACAAGTTAATATAAAGCGAGTATACGCTGAGTATTCCTCAATTAAATTACGTAATGCTGCTTGAGCGGGTTGAGTCAAGAAATCAGCCTCATCTAATATAACAACCTTAAGTGGTTGAAACGATGCTGTTGAAGCAAATCCTTTAACTCTTTCTCTAATAGTATCAATTCCATTCTCATCGCTGGCGTTAATATAAAGATAATCACATTGGATATTCTTGACAATTAACTTCGCGAGGGTAGTTTTCCCTGTGCCTGCGCTACCAGCGAATATGAGATGGGGTATATCGTTTTTAGCAATACAATCGGCGATGCGGGTTTTAATCGCATCATTGCCGATGTATTGTTCTAATGTTTCTGATCTGTATTTTTCGATCCAAAGAGTGTGTTGTTTCATAACCTTATATTTTTATCAAATTACATTCCTAATCCTGCCATATCAAACCCAGCGTCTTTTTTCTTATCATCTGGTTTAGTATGGATAACACATTCAGTCATAAGTAATGTAACCGCGGCTGCTGCTGCGTTTTCCAATGCTGAACGTACAACTTTAGTTGGGTCAATAATGCCTGCTGCGAATGCATCTATTACAGTTTCATTAGTAATATCTGGAACATGTTTTTTATCTACATCTTTTAAGATAATTTCCCATTTAGTAGGATTTTCACCTGCATTTTTAAGGATCTGTTGGAATGGAGCTTCACAAGCATTATATACAATTGTTCCACCTTTACCAAAATCAGTATTACCTCTATTACTAATTGCATTTCTAGCTCTTAATAATGCTACACCTGCACCTTGCAATACACCCTCATCTAAAGCTGCTTTAGTTGCTTGTAACGCATCGTCTAAGCGGTCTTTCTTTTCTTTCATTTCGATTTCAGTACCACCACCTACATTAATAATAGCAACTCCACCTACTAACTTACCTAAACGCTCTTGTAAACGCTCAACGTTGTATGGTGTAGTTTCTTTATCTAATTGTGCTTTAAGTGCTAAGATACGTTCTTCGATTTTTTCAGGATTACCTTTACCATCAACTAATGTAGTTGTTTCTTTACCTACAGTAGCAACTCTAGCATTACCTAACCAATCCATATTTAACTTAGCTAATGTCATACCCCTGTTTGAAGAAATAACTGTAGCACCAGTTAAGGTAGCCATATCTTCTAACATTTGATCTCTTAAATCACCAAAGCCTGGAGCTTTAACAGCAGCTACTTTCAATGCACCTCTACCTTTATTCATTACTAATGTAGCTAATGCTTCACCTTCAATATCTTCAGCGATAATAAGTAACGATTTTTGTTCAGCCGATACTTTCTCTAGTAATGGTAATAAATCCTTAATTGTAGTAATTTTCTTATCGTAAATTAAAATTAATGGTTCATTTAATACAGCTGACATTGTGTTATTATCAGTTACAAAGTAATGTGATTTATAACCTCTATCAAACTGTAAACCCTCTACTACTTCAAGTGATGTTTCACCTGAACGAGATTCCTCAACTGTTACTACCCCATCTCTACCTACTTTATCAATCGCTGTAGCTACTAATTCACCAATTTCAGTGTCGCCATTAGCTGATAATGTTGCTACTTGCTTAATTTGGTCTTCACTAGTAATATCTACTGACATTACTTTTAACTCATTTACTACTGATTTAACAGCGGCTTCAATACCACGCTTAATTTGAGTTGCATTAGATGAAGCATATGATGTTGCATGTAATGCTTGTGTTGCAATAGCATGTGCTAATACAGTAGATGTTGTTGTACCATCACCTGCTGCATCAACTGTTTTTTGTGCTGCTTGCTTAATAACTGTAGCGGCCATATTTTCAATTGGATCTTCCAAAGTAATAGTTTTAGCTACTGTAACACCATCTTTAGTTGATGAAACCTCACCATGTTCTTTTTCAATTAATACATTACGCCCAAAAGGACCCATTGTTGTAGCTACTGCTTTATTTACTTTATCAATTCCGTTTTGTAATTTTTCTTTCGCCTCGCGATCAAAACTAATTATTTTACTCATTTGTTGTTGTTTTTTCTATTACTGCAATTAAATCTGTTTCTTTACATACTACATATTCTTCACCATCAACATTTACTTTAACACCCCCAAATGCAGGGAATACTACTGTTTGTCCTGGTTCTAAAATTGTTTTTACATAAGCACCTGTTTCAGTAGTTCTACCTAATCCAATTGCTACAATTTCACCCATCAATGGTTTTTCTTTACCCATATCAGGTATTAAGATGTTTCCATACATCTCTTCTGTGTTGTCAGTTTGTTTAATCACAACGTTGTTGTGTAACGGGATAATTTTCATTTTATAACTTTGTTTATTTTTAAATATAACGACAGGTCTCGGATTTTCAAAACTTATTTTTTCTTGCTTGTTTTTAATTCAAGCGGAGCATTAATTGAAATTTTCTTTGGTGCTCTTTCTGCTGAAACTGGAATGTCAATTATTAACAATCCTTTATCCATAGTAGCTGTTAATTGAGTTAAATCAAATTTCATTGCTACTTTCCATGCTAAATCAAATGAACGTCTAGCTATACCTCTTTGGATATAAGGACGGTACTCATCTGCTGCCTTTCTGTCGTGGGTAATTCTAAGTGTATCTCCTTCTACTTGAATGTCTAAGTCTTCTTGATTGAGACCTACTACTGCTAATTCGAAACGTAAACCGTTTTCGATTTCATAAATGTCAACTGGGTAGTTGATTTTGTTGTCTAATGTATTGAATGGGGAATTTACATCTAAAAAATTCTTCCAAACAATGTCGAATGGGTCCATTGCCCAATGTTGTAATTGTGTCATTTTGTTCACATTTTGTGCTCCCCTAAGGTAAGCGGTTTAATAATAAAATTTGAGACCTGTCGTATCTCAAATATAAATATATCCAAGATTATATTTTCGCGAGAATTATATAAGAAGATTGTTGACCATCTTCTGTCATGAAATCTAATTTCATAGCACCATCATTTGAAACATAAGCATTACCTACTGCTCCATAGTTAGCATCAAATATAGCTTTTAAATAGTCCGCATTGAATTTTAATGTAGTACTATCTACTACTAATTCTGTAATTGGTATTTCAAATTGTATTTTATTTGAGTGTCCTTCGGGCTCGCCTAATGTAAAGTTTACCTTATGTTCACTATCCTCGTTTGTGTATGCTTTTAATATTGTTGTATCTGAATTTAATGCTTTTTTAGCTTTGATCCAATTGTTAATAAATTCATTATCAATAGTAAATTCATAGTCGCTTTCAAATTCACTAACTGTAAAGTTAACGTTTGGTGCTAACATTAAGTTTGCTAAAGCGTACTCTAAGTTATATTCGCTGTCGGCTAATAATAGTTTAGTTGCTATTTTACCTTCAAGCTGTATATCCATAGTAAGGAATTGATTACATATCCCGACAAGCTTTAAAAATTTGGACGTATCGAATATTACAAATTCACTATCTGGAAATTCGAATGGAGCAGTAACTACCCCTACCATATCTTTAGTAGGTGAGAATGTCTTAATAGTAACAATGTTGTCTTTAACTGTCCATTTTACTTTTTCGCCTATACCATTTAGGTAGTACTTGTCTATGATTGATGTTAATGATTGTTTTTCCATATTATTTCCAAAGTATTTGTATTAATATAATTGTTACTCCTAATCCTATACACACTAGTGTTTTAGGTGTAAGTGGTTCTTTAAATAAGAAATGACTCATTATGCTAAAGATTGTTATACCTAAACCAAACCCAATTAATCGACTAGGCCATAGTTGACCATCAAATGCTGCTACAAAGTGTTCTACGGATTTGATATATAACCAACTTAAAGGTACACTCATAAGTAGGACAGGCCAAAAGTATTTTGGGTACCAACCTAATTTCATTGCACCTTGTAGTTGCATAAACGATCCGACTTGGCCTAATAGACCATACATAATACCATAAATTATTTCCATAACGTGAATATATAACCTTTATTGTGACTAATCAAATTTAAAGAATTTACCTGCTTTCTCATGCATCGATGGGAATACCCATCCTAAATCCTCATAAATACCTACTAATTTATTCATCAATGATGATTCGAATCCCTGTTCTCTATCAGCATACTTATCCATAAATTCAACTATGAATTCAGGGTCATTACCTGTAAATCCTATTACATCAATTCTATATGGATTATCTTTTAATTGAATATATCTCATTTTATCACCTTCTCTAAAACATGGGTATTTTTTATCTAATTTCTTAAAGCGTAATAGGTCATTATACCATACTGCTGCTTTAGTATTAATAGGACATTTTAATTTTAATGTACTAAATATCTCACCAATACCCGGTTTACGATCAATATATGATGCTACTTGTTTTACTCCAGTTGGTTTTGCTATATCTCCTAATGGTAAGTCTTTAACATATTTTTTAAAGTCAAGTATACGTTTATCAATATCTGATTTAGGGGCACCAAACATGATTTGTTTTAGTAACTCCTCTCCAAATTTACGATACATTGGAGTCATGTTTGACTTCATTAGATCAAGACCCATCATTACCATTTCATCAACAGTAACACCTTCCTTATTTACAATATACATTGCATAACGTCTTTTACCTGCAAAGTAACCTCTTTCAATAACCACCTCTTGTTTTAATTCGAAGTAATGATCACCCTTAATATTGAATTTTTCTCTAGCTACACGTTCAATATTAGCATTAGCATATTTTTGTACCTCAGTAGCAATCTCTAATACAGCTTTAATATATTCATCCTTAGTTTTAGTTTCAGGATAACGTTGTAATACTAAATCTTTAACCTGAATAAATAATGAATCGGTGTCTGAAGTAACAACATAGTCTTTATCAGTAGTACCTAATTGTTCATTCATCCAGGCATTTATAAACTTAATAGATTCCTGAGTAACACGCTGGCCTGTAAGTGTAATTGCTTTAGAAATAATTTTATGGCCATCTGTATAGCGCCAACCATTAATGGCATAGCAGCCATAAAGGTCATTCAATTTAATTTTATAAGCGTGTTGTCGTCTATTATAAAATTCACCTTTAACAGCATCACCTGCTTTATAGGCTTTCTTCATTAAGTTTTTATATTCAACACGTTTATTAAACCAGTCAGTTAATACCTCACATACTACAGATGGTTTATCAGTTCTAAAGATAGCACCTGACGCTGCAATCATCATTCCTCCTTGCTCAATGTAATCAATAATTTGACCTACTTTAATTTCGCTTTGTGATGTTGTTTTATCATCTTTTAGACGCTCAATAGTAACTAATTGCTCATAATCCATTCCTTTAAGATCATCTAATGTCCAATTATTATCGTATTTATCTTTATTAACTATACGTCCAATGTATGTTTCAATACCAATATTAAGTGAGCGTATAATTGACGGATACAGCGACGTAAAATCCAAATCAATAACCCATTCATATAATCCTGGTACTGGGTCTTTTAAGTACCCACCAGCGTATTCTTCCTTGATGTCATACAATGCAGGTCGAATTGTAGTGGGTTTATTTGGTGAAACTATATTTTGACGTTTTAGATATGTTAATATAGCTCCATCATTCAATGCTGTTGATAAGTAAATTTGCTCGTAAGGCACATGACATAAATGGCAAATTGCAATTGTTAATTCTATAAATTTGAATCGTTTTTCTAATTCAATAAGAATTTCAACGTCACGAATATTATACTCAATAAATTTATTTATATCCTCATTGAATAATCTATCTAAATTACCTTCATATTCAATCTTAGCTAAGTTAGCATATTTCTCTCCTATATCACCTAGTTTGTAAGATGGTTCTTGTTTTGCATTATATTTTTTAAATAATAACATATAATCCAAATGATTTAATCCTGCTAATTCTACAGGAGCATCATGTGAATATGTTCCAAATTTTACTTTACGTAAAGGAGACATACGAGCAGCATCAATAGTACCTAGTTGATTTTCTATTCTATAGTATAAGAACGGAACGTCAAAATATTCTGTATTCCATCCTGTAATAATAGTAGGATCTAATTGTTCCCATAAGTTAAGAAAGGCATGTAGTAAATCATGCTCATGAGGAAATGGAATAATAGCTCTATTTTCCTCATTAACAGTTTGTAGCTGTTGTTTTTCATCTAAAATTAAACAGTAATACTTTTGAGTAGTATTATCATAAACAGCTATAGAGGTAATTTTAGTAGGAGCATTCTTAATAAGCTCAGGTGTTAATGCACCTGCAATCTCACACTCAATATCAAAGTAAACAATGTTCTGCCATTCAGCAGCATCATCACTGTCTTTATATCTATCAATTAGTACTGATGTATAAGCGTCTAAGTCAGATTCATATAATGAATTATCTTTCCAATCATATTTGGTTATAGCGTTAGCACGCTTACCATCTAATGTTTGGTATTGTCCATTAGGATCAATCTTAAATCGTGGGCGATGATATTTGAATTCGCTCCAACCAGTCTTGTCGTCACGTAAATTGAATGTGTAGGTAGACCTATCGTAATAAATTGCTTGATACATACCTTAAATATAAGATATTATCTTGCCAGAATCAAATTTTATGCCAATCTAATTCTTATTACCCCTGAGGTGTGATATAATCCTCCCAATGGGATACCACCGAGTGATGCTGAGTAATCGTTTGCAAATTCATAGCTTGATGATACTAATGGGAATGTTGTAATTGTTGTTACTGTTAAACTACCTGTTATAATAGCACTACCATTCACATCTAAAGTAGCATTTAATGAACCTGATTTTCTGATACCTACTCTGCTACCTGTAATTGCTAAATCTATATTTCCTGAAGGATTAGCAAATAAGTATAATGATTGGGAGATTGATGATGTAGTAGCAGTACCTATTTTAAAATTACCACCAACGTGATATAAATAAGCATCATCTGCTCTTCCTAAAAATGTACTACCGTATTGAAAGTCAGAAGCTAATCCACTGTTATTAATACCCATATCAATATAGTGATCAAATAAAGTACCATTATCACCATAAACAACAAAATCAGCGGATGCTGAAGGGCCTATTGATGAGTTTTGAAGTGAAAGTTCTATGAAGTTATTTTGAGTTGCTTCAAAAGCACCAGCAGTTACAGTAGCTGCTTGAACATATAGAGAACCTCCAATGATGGTTTGATTTGCTCTAAATACATTAGATCCTGTAGTAGCAAGTGAGCTTGTACTAAGGGCTAATGCTTCTAAATAATCTAAGTTAGCGTCACCCTCAGCGAATGTTAGTGGGCTTCCTTTTACTGTTCTTTTTATTAATGACATAATTTGTAAATATTATTAAATAATGGGTTCAGAAACAACGTTATAATAAGTAGAATTATTTTCTATATCATAATAACCATTTCCAGCAATATCATCTAAAGGAGTATAGTAACTTTTAAGTTCTTGGTTACCATCACCACCACCTGCTACTGTTTGGCTAAGATAATATACACCTCCAGCACCATCTATGGTCTTATCATCTATAATGCTTAAACCAACTGTGTATGGTTTAGCAGGTTTACCTGAAAGCCTAGATGTTGATCCTAATAAAGAGTTATTTCTCAAAATGAATATGCTTTACATATAAATATACGCTAACTATAATCTTTGCTTATCATTCTGCCATTGACCATCATATTTTTCGGCAGGTTCACATTCGTGGAAATAAATTTGAGCAACACGAGCATTTAATTCAATAAATAATGGCTCATGAACGTACAATAATGTGCCCATATTTTCTGTTTCAAACCCTGGATCAAATACAGGGCTATTAATAATTGCACCATTACGATACAATGATGAGCGTTGTTTAATAAATGCTACACGATTTTCAGGGATTTTACAACCTTCATTAAATGTAATATCATATACACCATCGTGCAATAACCATCCTTCAACACCATCTAACATAATAGTATTTTGTAAAGTATAAGTAGTTAATTCAGTTTTATCTTTTAATACTTTACCAATTCTACCTTCCTTAAACATGTTATAACCAATTCTGTTACCAATTTTATTTACTGCTTTTAAGGTAATATCATAACCAACTTGTGCTGGTTTGCCTTGTGCATGTTCTAGTAATAATAGTCCTTCGTCAATAATTTGTTTTGCGTTTAACATAACTTTATTTTTTATACTGCAAATGATTCACCGCAACCACAGGTTCGTGAAGCATTTGGATTAATAAATTGAAATCCTTTACCATTTAACCCACCACTAAATTCTAATTCAGTGCCATAAAGATACAATAGAGATTTCATATCTACAAGTATTTTTACGCCTTTATCTTCTGCTAATGTATCCGAGGGGAGTTGTTCAGTATCAAAGGATAAATCATAAGATAATCCACTACATCCACCTCCTTTAACAGATACTCTAACAAATGGAGTTTGAAATCCACTTTCTTCAATTAGTGAATTTAATTTTATTGCTGCTGTTTCTGATACTGTAATCATTAAATATGTGATTCTTCAAATATAATTGCCTCTAAACCTTGTTTTACTCGATAATCATTAATAGCTGCTTTGATTGCGTCTTCTGCTAAAACTGAACAGTGAATTTTAACTGGAGGTAAATTTAATTCCTCTACTAAATCCATGTTATCTATAGTAATAGCTTCGTCTAATGTCTTACCTTTTAGCCATTCAGTTGCTACTGAAGAAGATGCAATTGCTGAACCACATCCAAATGTTTTGAATTTAGCATCAACAATTATATTATTTTCTACTTCTATTTGTAAACGCATTACGTCTCCACATTCCGGAGCTCCGACTAATCCTGTACCAACATTTGCTTTAGATTTATCTAATGTGCCGATGTTACGTGGGTTTTCGTAATGTGCTATTACTTTATCTGAGTATGCCATATAAATAAATATATTAAAGCTCCTCAGCTATTCCTAGTACTTCAGCAACTACTAATAAAGCACCTGCTTTAAGTAAATCTCCAGAGGTCATTAACACGACCCCTGCAAGTATTCTTAAAGTTGATTTTGCTAAACTAATATAGAAATGTTTAGCTGAATTTGATTCTTTAGGTTGCATATTAGAATTTTGTTCCATTTACTTCGATAGCGTGTAGAAATTCTTCTCTAATTAAATTATCTTTCTCCATAAACACACCACTAAATTTATTTGTAGTCATTACAGAACCATGCTTAATACCTCTATGTGAGCAACATGTATGCTTACAAGCAATACTAACTGCTACTGAATTACATATCATTTTGTCAGCAATATAATCATGAATTTGAGTTGTTAATGACTCTTGCATTTGTGGTCTACGTCCAAACCATTCAACAATTCTATTTAATTTACTTAAACCAATAACGTTTTCTGCTGGTACATAAGCTACTGTAGCATAACCTGTAAATGCTAAGTTATGGTGAGCACACATACTAACAATAGGAATACCTGATTGAATTACTAATCCATCGTACCCTTCATCATTAGGAAATACTGTAATGTTTGGTTCGTCAGTAACAGAACCTACAATTAAATCTTTTAACCACGCTTTTGCTACACGTCTTGGTGTATCTACTGTTTGTCTATCTGCTGTGTAATCAAATCCTACTGCATTAAGGAAATGCCCGTATGCTACTGCTGCTTGATCAATCATTTGCTCGATTTCTTCTGGTGTACGAGCTAAGTTACCATTTGATTTTCCTAATAAATTCATTTGTTTTTATTTTTTATTTTCCCAATATAATTGTCTTACTTTGGCTCCCAACTCTTGATCGTTTGGAGTACTTAAAACCATGTACTCAGATACTGTAAATAGTTGTCTATGAGAATCTAAAGGAATAGGATTTTCATCTTTTGTAACTGAAACTGTATCAAAATGATAACATTTAGAACATAATTGCCCTGCACCTTCAACATAACCAATTCTCATATCAATATGAGTAGAGCGTTTGTATGCTGTTTCTACTCCACATAATACACAGTGATCAAATTCATTTGCTTTAGTTTTATTTTCTGCTTCTAAAGCGCAAGATAAATGATCATAACCATTTAAGTAATCGTAATCTACGTTTGAAGTGTCCTTACTACAGAATTGACAAGTCCACATTGTTATTTGTTTATTTTCCATTTTTGTTGTTTTACCACTTTTTTCTCTAATCCAGTTGTACATAAAGTCTGGATCTAGTTTATCAGTCATTTTATACGTTTAATGTTTTATCCCAAGCTGCAATATGCAATCTAGTTAATCCTCTAAATCTATATTTCTTAGCCATTTCCATTACGAATCGAGTACGCTCTTCAAAGTTAGAAGCATCATCTAAACCAGGCATACAAACAACGTTTTTAAGCGGTATATTAAATGGTACTACAAAGTCACGGAATAATTCTAATACATCATCTTCAGTGCTAATAACGAACTTAAATTGGTAGTTATCATGATGCATTATACGTTGAATAGCCTCTGGTACAATACGTTGTTTCTCAGTCATACCTGAATTAGCTAATTTAGGTGAACAGTTGATTTGATCTAGTATATTAAATAAAGGTAAATCAATTACTATAGTACCATTAGTTTCAATTTCTTGGAATGGAATAAATTCATGCCAGCTAGTGCCCTGTGACATAATATTACCCCAATAGTTGTTAAAATTAACAATTGCTTCTTGATGACCTTTAATTGTTGGTTCACCACCTGTCCAAATAATATGAACAGTACCACGGTTTATATCATCATATACACCTTCTTCTTTCCATCTATCAATTAGATATTGGAACTCTTTATCTTCACCTCTCCATAACCACTGAGATGTAGAATCACAAGTCCAGGTAGCTTTACCTTCCTTAACTAAATCACCTTCGAATATCTCTCCGTCTTCTAATTTAGCTTCTTTAGCTAACATATTAGTAAATGCACGAGACATACCACAAGTTAGGTTACAAATACCTAAACGGACAAAGTATGCAGGGATACCTGATGAGATACCCTCACCCTGTATTGTATAGAAATCACTACTGATAAGTAGTTTATGAGGGTCAATTTTACTCATTTGAATATTGTTTTTATATAATTAAATATAGGACTAAAATTATGCCACTCAGAGATTATAGCAACAATGCTAATATGTCTTTCACCACATAATCCTAAAGCATGTTCTATTGTATGTAATAGCTCGTGCATATTATTTTATTTCTTCTGTTTTAGATGTAGGTCTTTCTTGTGATTTCCACTCTGATTTTGACGTAAATAACCATTTACGGCCTACCATTTGGTCGGCTTGTTGATTAGTAACTCTAATAATGTTACCTGTCTCTTTATTTTTAATACACTTCATTTTGTCCATGTTTTAATAGTAAAATAAAAAACATCCCCCTTTCGGGGGATGTTGGGTTGCGAATTACGCTTGAGCGAATTCAGCTTTTTTCATTCTGCGGCTTGTCAAGTTGTACATTGCGTTAGCAATTGTATCATTTACTCTACGAGCACCGTTAGTTACATTAGACAAATGGCTAACTGAATAACCTGTCTCTTCTGATAATCTTGTCAAATCACCTGTTTTTTGACGGTGAGTGAAGAATGACAATTTTGCTGTGCGGTTTAAATAGTTCGCACGAACTTTAGTTTGATAACTCATAACTATATTTGGTTTTTATTTACGAATTGTGTTCAGCTAATACTTGTTCTACATGAGTCTTAGCTACTTCCCATGTTACAGGTCCTGTTTCGTCAGCATATGCTACAGGATCAGGACGTCCTAATTTAATAAATGCTTCAATACGCTCTACTGATGCTGCTGATTTGTAATCAGAATACCAGTTTTCTACTATTGTGGTTTGTTCATCACCATAAATTTCTCCTTCATCATCGGTTTTA